TACTTGGTGTATTAGGAACATAAGAGCCATAAGTTTGATTATATTCATTGATGATAACTTGATCACCAGTAATTAAATCTTTTGTGATAGTAAGTGATGGGCTATCTTTGCTTACAGTATAATCAATATTTTTATATAATAACTCTGTAACTGTAGTTCCCTGTACTTTACGCTTTAGATAAACTAAAATACCATTATAGTTTGCTGTTTCATAATTATAAACTTTGCTTAAACCAAATGTCGTAGTTCCGATATTATTAAAAAAGTTATAGACGTTTGAAATATAAGGAGCCTTGTTTGGTATCATGTCTGACCAAAAGAAAGGCATCTCTTGATTTTTGACACTTGATATAATATCAAGTGTATAATCTAATAATGCACCTGCATCATAACGTTGTTGCCAATCTATTTTATTAGCAGTATCCACTAATAATGATTTAAACTTTACATATTCTCTGCTATTGAACAACAGTGCTTCAAATAAGTTATGCTCTTTTTGTCTTAGGAAAGCACCTGGTATTACTAAACTTGCACTATTTTGTATAATGCGATTACCCCATGGTACAAGATTACCTAAATCGCGTGTATTGTTTGCTCCAAATACATCGCCGGTAGTGTCAGGATTATTGTAGAATATGCTTTGATATTGACCACGTATATCACCAACGTCAACTGAAGTAATATCAGTATTAAATGGATTGTTGCTTAAGTTTATAGGGATAGTATAAAATGCTTGCGTACTTACTTTATCGCTTAAAATTAAAACTTGGATTACTGTTTTTTCAAGTGCAGGGATATTTACAGTTACACTTGTGCTTGTTTCTGTATTTTGTACAGTATAATCAGTGATAAGATTATTATTATTAAAGACTTGAATAGATGGCCATATAGTATCTTCAACATTTAATTGTGGAACATCGCAAGTAACTGTAACATCTAAAGTTGTTGCATCTAAAGAAGTTAAAACAACATTAGGAGGTGTGTAAGGAAATTCAAATACTTGATATTGAGTGCTTGGGGCAACCGCAGTTTGCCATCCTAGTAATCTTTCATAAGTTAATCTTCCGGTCGTATTATAAACATACCCTGTATTAACTTTTTCTGTTTCAGTAATATTTTGTTCTAAACCTGTAACATAATTGAATTCGTCAACGTTTAATGAAACTTCAAAAGAAATATCTCCTGTATTTCTAATACTACTAAACGTGATAGGGAAACCTAAAATAGTATCGTTAACCCCACCTAAATTTACTTTATAGTTAAACAATTCGCAACCCTGGAATGTGGTTGACTTATAGATGCTAGTGTCACCAAAACTTATACCGTTTTTATCAAACACATCAAATTTTGGAGGTTGATTTACTTTGATTTTCTGTTGAGCCACATGGAATAATACACCTAACTCATCTTCATCATAATACCAACTTACACCTTCATTGTTTTGTCCACGTAAAACAGCAAACTGATCATTAGTTAAAATTTCTCCATCTAATGCCTCAGTAAAAGTTAATACTGGATATGAACCAGATATCGTAGTTGAAAAATTGGCTACAAAAATTTTATTTGAAACTTCTGGATTAGTATCGGCAGAGAATACAACTCTTGCACCTGAAAACAATGCTAAGTCAGCATTATTTTTAATACTTGCTACAAAACTTGCGTCTCCTGAGGTAGGCAATACTATAGTAGGAGTTGGCCAATTTACAGTCATTGTAGTAGTTGTAGTACCACTAATAATATCAAAAATACGTGTACCAACAGGCAGTTTACTTTGTTCTCCTAATATTAGATCATTGATGTACATGCCTGCACTTAGTGTACCTGTGATATCAGAAGTGGGGATAGTAATCGTAGTATTAGTTTGTGCTAGCGCAGTGCCGTTACCCTGTATCGCTGTACCCGTACCTACGGCTGGAGCGGTAGCAGTAAAAGTTCCACCTACTGTAGGAGTGCCTACATAACCAATGTTATTCCATAGTGTGCTGCCTACAGATACAATTGTATATTGTAATCCTGAGACTAAATCAGAAGAATTTAGTAATCCCGAAATCAATGCAGTAAACAAAACGTTAAATGCCTGACCTCCACCAGATCCAATTATCTCACCTGGATATGCACATTTAAATGTTGAATTGAATTCGTATGTGACACCGGTCGTTCCAGCAATTTTGTTCCATGCTGCTTGTGATGTGCTACCTAGATTCCAGATTATGTACTCTTGACCGACAACAAATTGTCCGTCTACACCCAGTGTCGCACCTAATTGCTCCCAAATCGTTACGTCTGTGGTACCTAGATTTGCAATTTTATATTGTTCACCTACTATAAAATCTCCGCAATTTACAGTAGGATTTGTTGCAATAGATCCTGTATAAGCCGTGTATGTGCTGACATCAGGATAGTAACCTGCTTGCCCTGCTACAGTTGAAAGTGCGTCTGTGGTTCTAGTGTCAATAAAGTCAACTGATTCTTTGCCTACTGTGCCAGAGTTAAACAATCTTAAGTTAGGATAAAATTCAAGTATAGGTCTTTTTGCTTTGTTAAAACTGCTAGCAAGGTTTAATATATTTGGATTACCATTATAAACTGCTGTGTCGCTAATTACTTGACTATGGAACCATCTATTACTGCGTGACCAAGCATTCTTATTGATACTATTTCTAGCAATAGTAATATAGTCGGGAGTTAAAGGTAAGTTTAAAGCCTCGTCATAGTTTTCAATATCATAATTGGTCATGTCATACGCAATTGATGTATCTGTAGTAAAAGATTCTGGAATTAATAATGCCGTTGTAGGAATTAATTCAATTGCTGTACCTACTCCTTCTACATAATATTCGCCTTGTTGATAACTTGTAGGAATAATATCTCCGCTAAAAGATACTTTTAATCCATTTGTAAACTTAATTCCATTTGATGAAGTAAATGATTTTTTACCTAATATCTGAGTCTCTACGTCAAGAGTGTTTAAATCATTATTTTCAATTAATTTTATAATACCTACTTTGTTCGGATTCACACTATCTTGATAATACAGTGTATCCAATGGTGCTGAAATAAACGGAATAGGTGCAATTGAAGTTGTTTTGACAAAACCAATGCCTATATAAGTAGAACCATATGAAGGAGTTATTTTTTCTTCGTTGTAGATTACAGCATCAGGTGCTAGAGTAACGATTGGGTCTACAGGACTTGAACTATAATCATATGTGATTTTATAGAAATTATCTGATGGGAAAGTTCCCGTGATAGTTTCAGTATCAGCATTATAAAATAGAATATTGATGCCGTTTAATGCAGTAACGCCGTCAATATTTCCTACTTGGCTCAATGGTAAATTTTGAATTTGTTCTATACTTTTTGTTGATACTACGAATGCAGGTACACCTACTCCTGCTTCATAATTGTATTGGTCCATTGCATCTTTTGCAGGAACATTAAAGGTTATTGTTCCTGATTCTGCGCCGTTATTGATCACTCCACCTAATTCTGTTAGTCTTACACTAAAGTTAGGTTGTGTTAAACTAGTGCCGTTTATTCCGGGAGCGCCTTGAATCCAAAATTGAGAGTCTTGATTTACATTAAAAGTATAAGTGCCACCGCGTATCAAAGTAAGCGTAGGATTATCAGAATATGCAGTTGCTCCCAATGGCTTAATTTGATATGAATTTTCTGCGCTAACCACATCATATTGATTTTCAAGGTACACAACTTCGTTTGTAACTACTACAGCAGGAGGTCCTTGTGGTAACCAATAGTATTGATTGAAGTTTATAATTTTATCTAGGTCTGTAAAACTATCCCAACTATAAAATTGACTTTCAAATAAATCATTATTATTATTTGTTAATCCATACTGAAGTTTTAATGCATCTAGTATTCCTGGATAACTTAAAAAATCATTTGCTTTGCCCTGATTATTCTTTAAGAATACTACACCCGGCTCTAATTGATAATCTTTTCTAACTTTAGTAGGTTCAGTTACATAAAAATCATTAGCATTTACACCATAACCTATAGTGCTACCAACGAAACCTTGTATCTTACGTGTTACAGGTGGATTTACCAATTGATCAAGGGTAGCCGACAAAAATTGCTCATTTGTTGGCGTTTGAAAAATTTCTGGTAGAAAATCTAAAGTTCTAATGCGTGTCATTTTATTATTATGCTATTTGTAATTCATTTGGTGTTAATGCAGCGATCACTAGAATATTTTCAGCAATCGCACCATTTACAAAAATTTCGTAAGGCGCGCTCTTTATCTCGTACAAAGTACCAAACGGTTCATTTGGATTATTTGGTACCAATACAGCAGAACTAATCAAATCACCTAATTGATTATGTAAGTATGCACTTAATTCTGAAAAGAAGAAAGTGTCACCGAAATTCCAATTGTTTATATCAAAATATGTATTCATTGCTGTTAACACTGCGCTACGTATTTCACTATCACTTGCTGTAGTTGTATTTGTTTTAATGACTTTGATTGTGCCTCTTAATGCAGGATCTGCTTTAGGACCAAACAAAGGCTTGAACACTACACTATTTAATACTACAGAATCACTCAACATTTTGTAATCTTGAACTTTGCCATAACTTGCACTCAATTCAGCGATTGTAGGTGTTGATGGTTTAGGTACTGTATTTGTAGAATCTTGAATGTAATTTTGATAGGCTGTATAATATGATTGTGTAACTACATATAAATCAATTATATTTGTAGTAGCAGGATCAATACGTGTTGTATTATTACTATTATGACGATATTGATAACTTAATCCTTGTCTTCCATACTTAAATGAAAATTGATCTTGTATCACTAATTGATAACTTATAGTTGTCACTGAAGTATCTTGAACTGTTTTATAAAATACTCCTTTTATTGCAGGATTAGACTCTAGTGGCTCTTGATTGGCGAAAAAGAGTTGACCTACTGGATATTCGTATTTTACATCTTCTATCTCATTCTTTGTGCTATACTGGAAATTAATTGTGTTTACAGGTACTAATTGAAGTCTTGTCAAATTGATAGGGTCTTGAACCGTTTCAAAAAACACATAAAATCCTGCATTATTGCCATCAGAAGTCACGCCTGTTATTGTAGTGAAGAAATCAGGATTTAATATAAGTTGTTTGTTATTAATATCAGTGGCACTTATTTCAACTTGAAAATCATTTACATAGCCATCTGTTTCAACTGTTTGTCCAACTATATTAACTTTATAATCTCTGCCTAATGCATCTAAAGATTCTGGTTGTGTGTTTATTCCTAAGACATTAACAAAATCTTGTAAAATCTTTCCGCTAAATGGATCATATACAATTTCATTAGTAGCAAAAGTAAATCTAGTTTCACTCACACTACCAAAATAATATTTTAGTGATTTGACTGTGATAGTGTATCTGTTAATAGCAGGATCTGATACGAACTTAACGAAACAATTAGAATCATTTACAGGTCTTACTATCCATCTATTTTGATTTATTAATAAAGAATTGTTAAACACAAGTGAAAAACTTTGTTGTAATTCCATTTTAATAATAGCATCTTGTACCACTTCTACAGGTAGTGAGTTATCAAATGCAGGTATTATTTGTTCAAGTATACATTCAGCAGGTACATAACCATTTAATGTTACAGGACCTGTTCCGTTAGAAAACTGTCCTTGACCTGTATTTGTTCCATCGCCTATCACATTAAGTACAGTTGTCCATAATGTGTTTGGTTTATTAGGTCCAGATATTCCTTCTACTAATCTATTATTATTATCAAAATAATAATTATCAGGAGCCCTAAATTTAATCAATGCTCCTTTAGTTACATACTTCGCATTTGTAGTTGAGAATATTCCAACGAATGCAGGTACTTCAGAACCTTGATCTAAGTTATAAAAATATCCTGTTTGGCTATTCGCATCAACTGTGCTGCTAGCCCAATACATAACTTGAGACCCTGTCTCTGGATCTGCTGCGTTTGTTGGTAAATCAAATCGCTTATACCAGGCTGTTATGCTGTCGCTTGATTGATTAATATAATATTGATTTGATCTGTTGAGTGCAAGTACGCTTGCCAATGTATCAGTGATAAATGCGATAATGTCGCTAGGCGTGTTATTAATCGCAAGTGTCAATACAGTATCTTCATTGTTTTCCCAGATTGAGCCGTCGTCAGCAAATGTATTTGTGCTAGAATATTTGCCAGTTGGGTCTAACAAATCTAAATTTTTACTTACTCCAACACTAGTACGATTGATCGCTTTTGATTTGATGATTGAACTGTATAATGTATAAGGAAAATTGTTATAATCTTCTCCATTGACCATACGGTTCTGAGTATAATAGCGTGTTGGTGCGCGTTGCTTGATAGAAGGTAATGATTCTCTTGCCTGTGCATTACTGACAGGTTGTGTTAATTGTAAACCTATCGCTAAGGTTTCTACCTTACCCTGGCGTGTGATGTAGTTGAAAGCAACATTAATACCTTGCATTTCGCTTGGGTCAATAGTATATGTTAATCCGTTGCTTGAACGTACATATGCTCTAAAAGTTCCCACTGGGATATTTGAGAATACACCATCACCGAAATTATAAGTAACTTGATCGTTAAATCTTGAACTTACACTGAAAATACTTTTTTTGCTTGTTTCGGTCTGTAGATAAGCATTAGCATAAACGTTATCTACCTTTCTCCATAATGTTCTTGTATTATTATTTAAATTTAATTGATACAACCAAGTATCTTCATTATTAATACCTTGAATATCAATATTAACTGCTTGGTTTGCGATTTGCTGTTCTAATACAAAATCAAAATTAGTCAATGAGCCTTGTTTAAAATAGAAAAAATAACCAGTGTTTGGGCTTGCAAAACCTAATCTATCGTTTTGATAAACCATATTAAAACGACCTGTAGGTGCAGGTGGAATTTCATACAGATAATCTTCGTCTACGCTTGTTACACTTACTAATTCAAATCCCATAGTTATACCATCAACTGTTGAAGTAAATGGTACTATTGGTAAACTTTCTGCAGGGATCTGCAATGCATATTCTGCTGTTGTGACGCCTAAAATTTCTGCTATATTTCCTGGTCTACCTATGCGTTGGCTATCTACTAAAGCAGCATTAATTATCGTATTAAATTGCTCAAACCAATTTGGATTTGCGGGGTCATTCCATAATACTGTGAGATTGCTTAGATTAACTCCATTAAAATCTACTAGATTTTGAGTAGTTTGAATGCTAGTAACTTTGAGTAATCCCTGCGCTTCTAAATTTCTTTTCGGAGTATAACTTACTAAGTTTGCTAACTTAACAACGCTATCACGGCGTTCAGCAGTATCAATAAAGTTTTCACGGGCATTCAAGTCATTTCTAAATGCTAGACCTTGACCCATGAACGCCATAACGTCTAATAATGCGATAAATTCGCTTGATTCAATGTAGTCGTTATATGTTTCAGGGTAGTATACGCGCAAATAATCTATGAAACTCTTGCGTAACGTTTCATAATCATAACTCTGGAAATCAGCCTCACGAAAGGTCTGATATATCGCCTTCCAGTCATTTATACCAAACAAAGCACTTTGTCTAGAACTTGTAGCCATAATAAATCTCGTTTTATTATTTATCTAATAATAAAAACTGCTTTTTTAAGCCAATGACGCTGTATTCGTGCTAGAATCAAAGAAGATACTTAATAATCGTGCTTGGTTAAAAGGAACGATAGCCATTTCAACTTCAAGTAATATTCCATTATCTTTAGGATATACGTTTACAAAATTGAGTTGTATGCGAGGGTCAGCCCCCGCTATTCTTATGATTTCTTCTTGTAGGGCTTGTTGTACTTCAGGAACGTTGGGTTGAAAAATAAAATTCCATAAATCTGTCCCATACTGCGGTTGTCCTACTTTCGTTCCCCTTCTAATGTTCAAGGCATTAACAAAATCCTGTATAACAAGGGGTGCATCAGTTAATCTAAACTTTTTCCCGGGTATAATAGTTTCGTTAACAGTGCCAACACCCCCTTGGTATCCTATAGGAGCATTTACAGTTTGGGGTTTATTTGCGTTTAAAGTTGTAAAACCTATGTATTCTGGCATAAAACTATTTATGAACCTCTTTTGCTCGTAGTTGTCGTTGTAGTCTGTGATTTATTTTCAATCCAGCCTATTTCTTCGTCACCTTTTTCATTTACTGACCTGTAAACGACAAGATTATTATCAGGAGAACCGGTAGTGACGATAACATTAGATGGTTGTGTATTTTTATTTGTTTTATTGGTGGTTAAAGCATTTTCATAATCTATAAGAGCCTTATCTGTTTCTAAGGATGCTTTCTCATATATTGAATATTTTTCATCTCTTGCTTGACGTAAATTGGCAAGTTCTGGACTACCTTGTACTAGATTTTTTTGTGCAGTATCATATGCTTTCTGCGCATCTTGAAAATCATTGAAGGCTATTTGTGATGCTTCATCTTTTTTAAGATAAGTTTGATATAATGCATCAGATTCTTTTTTCTTCTGTTTACGTTTATCGTCTAATGTTTCTCTATCAACTTCTCCATATGTAGGCGCCGGTAGTCCCGGATCTTCAAGAGCATCTTTAACACCTGCTTCTAATGAACTTCTATCATTTGTATTCACACCAACAGAAGGCATCTTTACTCCGCTGCCTTGTGATGTGATTGCTGATAGTGCGTTCTTAACTTCAGCAACTTTACCAGCAGGTAATCCGGCACTAATCAATTGTTCTATTCCATCTTTGCTTGCTAACGCTTGAACATCGCTTGCTGTAGCATTTATTAATTGTAGTGTAGGATTGTTACCTAAAGTATTTTGTGCGTTATTGATGGCATCTGTCGCCCCATTTTGTATAGCAACCTTCAAATCATTTGTATTAGGAATGTTTTGAGTTAAACTTGCTAAATTATTGACAGTTGACACAGCGTCTTGGCCGCCGGGCAAATTATTTACACCTGATGCCAATGTAGCAGCAGTTGTTGAGATTAATCCGGATGCCACAGTTTGTGCTGCCTGTTTAATTCCAGATACGCTATCTGCTGTATTTTTTGCAGCAGTTTGAGGATCTGTTACACCCAATGCTAAAGTTGCAACTGAATTTTTAGTGTCAACATTAACATTTGCTTTAGGCTTAGCAGCCTCGATCAGTGAGGACGCTAAACTGTTTGTTAATGGTAACACAACAGCAGAAACTAATGGATCGGATGAGTTCCCTGATAATTTTTTGGCTACTGAACTTGATAATTTGTCTGTTGCTATGTTTGTTGCTGCTCCAAATAAACCCTGTGCAAGATTTTGAGATTCATTACCAACTGATGCAGCAGTCGTTTTTTCTGCTGACTTAGTTGCTTCTGCTGTTAGATTTTGAGGTTTGTTTGGTACTAATGACGGTATAGAACTTACTATAGCACTGAATGCATCTGCTGCTGTTCCTTGTGATGTTGGTTTAGCATTTCCTAAAGAAGATTTAAACATTGCACTCAATGATGATTGTAAACCATCCAATGCTCCGCCTGCAGATTCACCTAGTTTGCTAGCAAAATTTCCTTGTGAGACATCTTTTAATGTTTGATCTAGTTTGTTAGTAAAGGACTGAATGTTAGGACCACTACCAGGTAAGAAATCTGACAATTTAGATGTTTGCATTGATCCTAATACGTTGTCTACACCGTTATTTGCAGCAGATAATATCACACCACCTATTTCAGTACTTGATTCATTACCAGTTATCGCACCAGCATTTTGTAATTTTGTCTGTGCAATCTGTAAATTCTTTGCTAACGATTCTTGCTGTGCTCCTATATTATTGATGAACGCAGGCAGATTTTCTGCGCCTGGTTTACCTGTAAACAGAGTACTAGGTATAGCATTGGCAATATTAGATCCTGATGCTACAAGGCTATCAACTAGGCTTGATGAACCAGGTTTTAATATACCTGCTTGTTCTAATTGTTTTGGTGTTTGAGCAAATTGTCCAATAGCAACAGTGCTATTGCCTGTAGCATTTTGAACAAGGGTCGCACCTTTTTTCACTGCGTCGGCTGCAGGACCTGCAGCAGCATTTGTAGCAACTTGAGCGGACAACGCCTGAGTCGCATTTTTATCAATAGCATTACTGATGTTTTGTTTGACGGGAGTTTTTGCAATCGTAGCATTTGATACTGGATTAGTGACTCCGCCGTTTCTTGCTGCTGTATTAATTGAACTTGTAGCAGTATTTGGTTTGCTTGGTAAATTTGAACCAGCATTTAAGTTACTCTTAATATCAACACCCTGACCTGCGTTTGTCCATGGAGCATGTGCCGGCGCTCTACTAGTTACGCTCTTTAATTTTGCAGGCGCTGCTACATAACCCTTTGCACTATCAAACAACGTATCAGTATGCAATACTTGATCTATCGCAGGCACTTCTTTAGGAGTCGTACCTGTTTTGCCTGAATTTAAGTTGACTCTACTTCCATTCACAAAGGCTTTTGCAGATGATGCCATACTAATATCACCTGTACTTTCTAAACTCATAGCACCAGATGCTTTAGCAGTAAAAATAGATGTTGTGAAAATACTTAAATCTGCTCCTGCCCTTAACTTAAATTCTTTAGTGCTTTGTACATGCATTGCCTCGCCGGCAAAAATATTTAAGTTTTTTCCTGCATGTATGTTTAAGTTGTTATCTGCGTGTAGGTTTAAATCACCTTGTGTTCGTAGATTAATACTATTTGTAGAGTATATGTCAACTGTGCCTTCTTTACCTAGCTCAACATAACTTTGTCCGTTTTTATGAATAATAAAAATGGTTTGACCATCATCACTCATAGTGATTTGGTGACCGTCTGCTGTGCGTAATCTTATTAATTGATCTCTTCCGATAACATCGCCATCATCCATCACTATGCTATGACCTGCTCTTCTACCTATAATTTTTAAACTATCGGCTTTATCTGGGGTCAAATTATCAACTATATTAGTATCGTTAAATCCGCCTTCATATATAGGTCTTCCGGGAGTGCTAATACCAAAACCCACTCTACTTGCATTTTCACGCTGTGAACTTGAACTTATAGGCCCCCTTATAGGATCGCGCAAAATGCCTTGTTGCCACATTGTAGCAGCGACATATCGGTGTACTGGTTTCGCTTCTGTTAAATATTTACCAGTGTTAGTGATCTCTTTATTGCTACTGTTAACGTTCGTTACAGGTAATCGTGTTGCACCGCCATACTTGTTTGCTTCGCCTGATCCCGGAACGATGTATGTGCTAGATCCAATAGCCGGTACCATGTGTAATGCTTGTGGATCTGGTATGCATCCTATGTAATAACCAAAATTTAAGTCACCATTAGCAAATACACATAATACAGATGTTCCTATGTCTGGAGGACTGAACCACATTCCATAACTATGTGTGTTACCTTTGAAATTGCCTTCGCCGGTATTCGGCGCAGTATTCAATGTTTTGCCATAAAAAGGACTTAAAAAGAAAACAGGTCTCCAACAAGTGCTATCTTCTGGGTCTGTGCCGCTGTTGTCTGATATATAAACCCAAATGCGTCCTGAACGTGTGCTGTCGCTATTATTTTTGACGATGCCTATCTTAGGTACTAGTTCAGGATTAGATCCGCCCGATGTAGGGCTGCTGCGCTTTAATTTACCTTTGCTTTTTTGTACGTCAGTTGCCATTGTTAGCCACCACCATTTCTTACTTTATCAAATTCATCAGGCATATAACCTAAAGTGAATAACTCTGCATCAGTCTTATTCGCTAGATTATCTGATTGTCTGCCTTCAGTTTTTGCAGGGGCAGGAGAGACTCTTCTACCAGTGACCTGAACTTCTTGTAGTGCGTCATCATTGGCAGTAGTAGTTCCCTTGCTAGTATCACTCACAGTTTGTGAGTTATTTGGATTTTGTGCAGGCGTGCTTTGAGCAGGCGCAGTTGGCGGTGCAGTAGAACTACCTGGAAAGTATGGCTGTACTAAACTAAGTGTTTGTGTAAATCTACCTCTGTTGAATAGGCTGTCAACCTGGGCTACCATGTATACGATTCTATTTTCACTTATTTTTTTTACGTAATCGGGATATGTTAAAAATAAAATATTATCGTTTATGTTTAGTAATCCATCAGTATCTCTATAATCAACACCTTCTTTGAATCCTATCTCAACAAATACTTGTCCGCCATTTGCATTAGGTGTAAATCCGTCTGTGTTATAATATTGATTATACAAACTATTAATAGTTGTAGTTGAATCTCTTACAAGAAAATCTGGATCTCCTATAATTTGTAGTCTGGCAGTGCTGAATGCCTGAGGATCATATAGATAAGTTGCTACAGTATTTTCTGCTTCTAGACCAACCCCTAATGATGAACTTTTATCTGCGTTATTAACTATGCCCGGTGCTACAGAGAATTCGCCGCCACCTGAAGCATTTTTTTCTGATGGTCCTTGATTGTTCGGGGCTTGCGGGTCATTTTTTAGTCCAGTAGAATTCGCTGTAGAGTTTCCATTGCCAGCCGCTGGACCTGTCGTTTGTCTTTGATCAGTGTTTGTTTCTCTATTTCCCGGTGTTGAAGCAGAAGGTTGTGTATTTTTATTAGGGAAACCCATGATAGAAAGAAAATATGTATTATCTAATGTAAAATCTAAATCAAGCACTTCACTATTCTGCCCTGTAAACCAATAGTCATAACGTTTATGAGGGCCCCTATACTTTGACGTTGTGCTATAATATGGAGTCTCCATGCTAGGTATATCATAAACTTGTATGATATAAACTAAATCATAAGCCCAGTCATTTGTTTTAGGATCCCAATCAACTTTTTTAATATCGCTAGTGACTGTAAACCACCTTAATGTTTGTGGTTCTTGATTAATTTGTTCATAATTTTTCTGTGAAGGATTAGGTTCTTTAGCATTAGTATAAAGTGTGTTTAATGCATCAACCATATAAGCACTTTTCTTTATGATTGTTTCAATCGCAGAAATTATTGAGGTATCATGACCAAAAGATAAAATTCTTGAGGTAGTGTCAGGTGGTGATTGTGCTTGTGTTTCATTAACTTCTTTAGTCGTGTTCAATAACGGATCACCAAATCTTGCTTTCTCTAAATCATTTGATGTCACTAACGGAGATTTTTTAATTAACTGTTCTGCTTCTCCCATGAACACAACACTAAATTTATTAGGATAAGTCACATTGCCGTTTTTAAGTTTATCCTCTTCTTTTTTATTTAGGTTTGTGAAAAGACCATACTCACCTATCAATGCATCTTCAACAGTCTTACCTTGTACTGTTGCCCCTGTCGGTATTCTTCCTCTTTTAACACCTAACACATTCTGTGTCACAGGAACGGCTGCGGTCACATTATAAGTCACAGTATCGCCTGTTAATCTAAATCTAAAATCTTGTATTTGTATATCATAAAAGTTTTCAAATAAACCATCGCCGCCTAATGGATCTACCATATTTCCATAAAGTTTATCTGTGCCTTTTATCAAATTACCATCTGCATCATAGCCATAATATTTTATACCCAATATAAAAAATTGTTTAAACAATGATGTCATGCTTTTATAACTTGCCGATGTTGATTGTGCTTGCAATCTTTTTACAGCATTTTTTAAATCAGTTATAAATCTAAAACCATATGGTTCAGAAATTGTAAAAGAAATTTCACTCACAGCCGCTATCGCCGCACCTGTAGTTTTAGTATTGATATAAGAACTCATTCTTAAATTATCAATAAAATAATCCATGTTGCCTATTCTGTCTGTTGTGTTGTTGCCCCCTGTTCTAGCAACAATCAATGCACCTCCTTCAACATTAGGACTACCTTCACCTACAGGAGTTGCTTTAGATAATGCATCTATCTTTTTTCTACCAGAATCAATAAATGCTTTGTAAGCATCTGGACTTATCATATACAGTGTTATAATATAAGAATAACTAGAAAGTTGCGCTAATGGATTGTAGGTGCGTCTACTTCCAGAAGGTTTGCCCGAACTATCAGTCTGTGAGTTAGAAGATCCTGCTGATGGTCCCCATCCTGTAGGATCAATAATAGTACCTACAGGAAGTCCAAATTCATCTTTGGCTACTGTGCTACCGGTATTAGTACCATCTACTGTATTTTGTTTATTAGGACTTTGATCGTCGTCTCCTGCCCCAACTATTTGTTTCTTGTCAGCATTGTCGCCGGGTGTTTGATTTATTGTTGAAGGCTGTGGAGTAGGATTATTTTCGCTTGCAGGATTTCTTGGCTCACTAACTTCGTTCACTGTTGTAGTCTTGACTTTAGTACCGTCAGGTAATGTTAAGTCCTCTGTAGATGTTTTTGTGCCTGGTAGCGTATCTTCTCTTTCTCTTTCTTTTAATGTTTCATCTACGCTAGAATAAACTTCTTTTAGTGCAGGAAATCCTTTTAATTTTACTGGAAAACCGCTAGAGTCTTTAACTGTTTGAGTAGGCTGTGTTAAAAACTGAGTCATATAGTATGACTGTTCTTCGTTAAGACCGGGCACACCACCTGCTGATTTTATACTATTCCAATAATTAATGTCTCCGGTAATAGTCTTTCCACCGGGCAATCTTACAGTCATTTCTGGTTTTAATGTCTTATCATTGACTGTGCCGGATATATTAATATCAACAAATTCGCTAGAGCCAGAACTTTTAGGCCATCTTCTTACTGTTGCATCTGGCCCATTTACATTAACGATTGCCATGTTATATACCTAAATATTGACGTAATGTTTCTAATTTTGGTATGTATATTTGTATGCCTGCTACAAAATCAAAATAAGGGTCAAATCCTAAACGATTAGGATTTCTTGCTGCAAATACCCACCATAACCTGCTGTCATTATATAAATGATATGCTAACAAGTCAGGACGATATTGATAAGCGATAGGCAATGTATAAAGAACATCGCTACTAGATGCAGGGAAAGGTCTATTGACCATAAAGTCAAGAAATTTATTATTAAAAATTTCTGTGTCTCTGTAAGGACTTGTTGATGGGTATATATTATTTTGTGACATTACCAGAATCCTGCGCCTTTACCTTTTCCGTTGTATCCACTCAACAACTTACCGTTAGCATAATCTTTGAGACTGAAGTAGTTACTGACATCTAGTCTGCTTGGTACAGGCATTGCTGAAAGTTGTATCTGCATTCTAGTGGGTACATATGTTGGATTTGCTGTTTCTCCCGAATTAAATCCTTTAAATCCTGAATAAGTCCAATTAGCCTGTCCTAATTCTCCACCTGGAGTCAACACATTATAGTCTTTACTAAAGTTCAAGAAATTACCAATTGCTGCTGCGCCCGAAGCCAATGTATTTTGTATAGTGTTTTGTAACAATGTTCCCCAATTCCAGTTTGTTGATTTTTTAAGGGCATCGTTATTACTGTCATTTGTTTGTGACCCAGCACCTTGTGTAAAGTTTCCTGCTCTGATATAGTCTACATCTGTTGGAGTAGTATATGTAAAATTAGTTATCACCAATGGGTGATTGTTAAACATAAATTGTCCGAATCCTGTTAGAAATAAAACTGGGGGAGGCGTACCAGCTTTAGGATTTGAGTCTAATGCATAGAACATTTTCGTGACCGATCTGAAAAAGTGTATCGTTGCCAATAGATAATTTGCTTCATAATTATCTTGAGCGGTAAAGTCACCTGTTATTGAAATACTATCTATGGCGCTACTATCATAATATGGATATGAATAGTTTGAACCCGATGGACGGTAATTTCCATATGCTGCGCTATATCCTACTTGTACACTAGGGGTATATGGGAAAATAACACCATTAGTACCTCTTAGAGGTGCTAATAAAACATTTGAGTTATCGTTATACAAATATGTAGCGCCGGGGCTTAAAGACAACTTAACGCGCCAGTCTTTTCGTGCTTCAAAATTTGTTTCTTGTCTTAGTGATGCTTGCTTTCTAGTATTTTGTACTGCACCTTGCGTTGTTGGAGCTCTGTTGGCAGTAACCACGACTTCTTCTAATTCTTCATCTTCAGTAAGGTCAAAGTTTGGCGCTGTGACATCTATATTTCCTGCGTTTGTTGGGATGTTTACGTCACCACCTTGCAATTCCCCCGTGATGTTTAAGTTTGGTGCAGTAACATCTATATTACCTGCACCAGTAGGAATATTAACATCAGTACCTTCAAGTTGTCCTGTATTAATATTTGGAGGACCTAATAGTGCAGGATCTAATGACGGCGTGACCAAATTAGGATCAGCAACCGTAATTTTGCCGTCAGGTATTTTAGTACCTATAACAGTAATTGTTGGAAAATCGTTCGGGGCTTGCGTCCCAGGCGTGATCAAAGTATTGCCGCTGGGCACAACAGCAGTATTAGATGATGGCGCAGGTGGTAAATTTTGAAAAGTTTGTTGTGCTACTTGAGTTTTACTTTGTAATGCTGCTAATGTTTTTTCTGCCGCCTTTCTAGTATTAAAATAGCCGTCTCTAGGACAATTCTGTGCTTCCTGTTGACTTCTAGTAGAATTTAAATTGCTAAGTTGTTTGTTTATTTCAGCATTAACTATATTCATGCTGTTGACTAAGCCGGTAATCTGTGTCTGTACAGCTAGGGTTTCAGAAGGGTTAGTTGTATTAGGTATAGGTAACTTTAAGAGGTTGTCTCCTCTTATTGTTGCTTGTGCTAATGCTGTAGCAAATTTCTGTGCCTGTTGTGATAATTCAGCGCAAGTAGCCATTAATAAACCTCTAATACGATACGTATAAATAGCATGTCTGTGTATTATTTATCGCCCTAAAAATCACCAATTTTGTTAAATGAGGCTTGACATGTAGTGTCAGGTCATGTATCATTTTTACAACAAAATAATAAGAGGAACTATGTCTACAGCGAAAAAACCAGTAAACTATTTAAACAATAAAGATATTCTTAAAGAGATTCACGCAAGCAAGACCAGTTATTGCTGCTACAGCCGTCAAGAATATCATCAATATGATCTAATCATAGACATGCCGCAGAGCCCATTAGAAAAGTCATTAGATCAATTATCAAGACCCAAAAACATCAAGGCTGCTAGAGAAGCAAGGGCAGCAAGAATTCTTAATACAACTGGACAAGAAGTAAAACTAAAGGACATTCCAGTAACCGATCTAGTCTTTCGTGTCATGACTTGGGATCATATTCCAGTCAGCCCAAAACAACCTAGAAAGATTGTAAAGAAAAAAACTGCTAAAGATATCCTTGAGTTTGATGACGTTGAAGATGAAAATCTATTTGAAGATTTAGAGATTGAAGAGACTAAGGATGATGTAGATGATATGGTTCATGTCAAGGTCAACTTTCCTCCCTTCCAGCATTACAAACTTGATGAAAATAACAGCGCAGTTTGCGTGGGCAAGAGTCACTGGAAGGGTGGTGTGAAGACCGGTGAGTTCAGTAAAGATCATGGTCAATTAACTGATAAGTTAGCACGTATGTTCATCATGCTTTGTGAAAAGTATGCTATGAAGTTCAACTGGCGTGGATACACGTATAACGATGAGATGCGTAACAGCGCCATACTTCAACTCACATATGTTGGATTACGTTTCAATGAGGCTAAGTCAGCCAATCCATTCGCATATTACACGGCTGCTATCACAAATAGTTTCTGCCGCGTATTGAATACTGAAAAACGTAATCAAAATATACGTGACGATATTTTAGAAATGAATGGATTGAACCCAAGCCATACTCGTCAGATGGCAGGCATGAAATTCAACGTCTACGAAGAATAACCAAAAAACTTTAAGTAAATCAACAACTTAGATAAACTATATTGATGTCTAATTTATTTAAAAAGGCAGCAGTTTTTACAGACATACATTTCGGCTTGAAGTCAAACAGTCTTGAACATAATCAAGACTGTTCCGATTTTGTTGATTGGTTCATAGAAACTGCTAAACAAGAAGGTTGTGAAACTTGCTTTTTCTTAGGTGATTACAATCACCACAGAGCAAGCATCAATATCCACACTATGCAGTATGGACTACGTGCATTAGAAAAACTAAATGATGCTTTTCAAACAGTGCATTTCATTCCAGGCAATCACGATCTTTATTATCGTGACCGTAGAGATATTCATAGTGTAGAGTGGGCAAAGCATTTACCCAATGTACATATCGTAAATGATTGGTTTAGTGAAGGCGATGTAACTATTTCTCCCTGGCTTGTAGGAGATGAATATAAGAAACTACTCAAGTTCAAAACAAAATATTTGTTTTCGCATCTTGAACTGCCACGCTTCTACATGAACGCAATGGTTGAGATGCCGGATCACGGTGAAATAAGTGATGCTCACGTATGTGGATTTGAGCAAGTATACTCAGGGCATTTTCATAAACGTCAGTCACGTAAGAACATTTGGTACATGGGCAATGCTTTCCCGCACAACTATGCTGACGCAGGTGATGATGCTAGGGGCATGATGATATTAGAATGGGGTTGTGACCCAGTATTCAAATCATGGCCTAAACAACCCACATTCCGTGTTTATAAATTGAGCGATGTATTAGAAAATCCTGATGGATATCTACTACCGCGCGGAAGTGTTCGTGTACATCTTGATATTGATATCAGTTATGAGGAAGCCAACTATATCAAAGAAACACTAGTACCGAAACATCAATTGCGCGAAATGGCATTGATACCTATGAAACTTGATCAACATGCAGTGGATCTTGCTCCAGGTGAGTTGAAATTTGAAAGCATAGATCAGATAATAACAGATCAAATAAGCAATATTGAAAGTCAACATTATGATCCTAAAGTGTTGCTTGAGATTTATAGAAATCTATGATACAACTAAAAAATATAACATTACGAAATTTTTTATCAATAGGTGCCGTTACCCAGGCTGTAAACTTTGATAGTAAAGAATTAACTCTGATTTTAGGAGAGAATCTTGATCTAGGCGGAGATGGTGCTAGAAATGGCACTGGTAAGACTACTCTTATTCAGGGTTTGAGTTATGTGTTGTTTGGAACCCCAATCAACAACATTCGTAAAGATAACTTAATAAATCGCACCAATGCTAAAGGCATGATGGTTACATTAGAATTTCAGTGTAATGGTGTAGACTATAAAATTGAACGTGGTCGCAAGCCGAACATACTCAAGTTTTATGTAGATAATAAAGAAGAAGAATGTGTCAACGATGCTCAAGGTGAAAACAAAGAAACACAAGAGCATATTGAACGTGCTATTGGAATGACTCCTGATATGTTCAAGCAAATCATTGCGTTAAACACATACAGCGAGCCGTTCTTAGCGATGAAAACAAATGAACAACGTAACATTATTGAACAGTTGCTTGGCATCACATTACTCAGCGAAAAAGCAGAACTAATCAAAGACCAAATTAAACAAACTAAAGATAAAATCACAGAAGAAGAATATAAAAACAAGGCAATTGAAGAAGCAAACAAGCGTATATTAGAACAAATTGAAAATTTAAAACGCAGAGCAAAACTTTGGGATGTCAAGCACAGTGATGATTTAAAGAAACTAACAGATGATTTAGATGAACTTAAGAAGTTAGATATTGATGCTGAACTTCAAGGTCATAAAGATTTGGCTGCATATAATCAGCGAAAGAAAGATCATGCTGATATTGACAAGGCTATCGCAAGAGAAGAGGCTGATGTAGAGCGTGAAGAGAAAGCACTTAAAAAGGCTAAGAAAGAATTAGCCACGATTGAAGAACATAAGTGCCATACTTGCGGTCAAGAGATACATGACGATCAGCATAAGAAATTACAAAAAGAAAAAGAAAAGTTTGTAAAAGAAACTGAAAAGAATATTGAAACACTTAATATTAGTTTGGCAACCTACCACAAAGCCAAACAAGAACTAGGAACGATTGGCAAACAGCCAGTTCTCTACTATGATACAGAGCAAGAAGCATTTCAGCATCGTAGCCTAGTAGATAGCCTTATTAGTAAAATTGATGAAAAATCAAAGGAAGAAAATCCATATACAGATCAAATAAGTGAGATGGAGAATCAGGCCTTACAAATTGTTGACTTTAATAGTATTAACGCATATACTAAACTTCTTGAACATCAAAAGTTTTTATTAGACCTATTAACAAACAAAGACAGTTTTGTACGCAAGAAAATCATAGATCAAAATCTCAGTTATCTCAACGCAAGGCTCACACACTACCTTGATAGAATCGGATTACCTCATCAAGTAATATTTTTAAACGATCTATCTGTTGAGATAACTGAGTATGGGCGCGAGTTAGACTTTGATAACTTAAGTCGCGGTGAACGTAACAGATTGATATTAGGACTGTCGTTTGCATTCCGTGATGTATGGGAAAGTCTATACAGTCCTATCAATACCTTGTTTATTGACGAACTTATTGATAGCGGTATGGATAGCATTGGTGTTGAGAATAGCATGGCTATCTTGAAGGATATGAGCCGTAATCGTAACAAGAGCGTATGGCTAGTCTCACATAGAGAAGAATTAGCCGGTCGTGTACCTAGCGTTCTCAAGGTCGTTAAAGAGAATGGCTTTACAACATATAATACGACACATGACCTTGTACTATGAAAATAGCAATAACGGGTGCCAATAGCGGTATTGGAAAAGAATTAACCAATAGTCTTGACAAGTTTGAGATTATACCGCTCACCCGGGATATTTTAGACTTATCTAATATACAAGACGTTATAGAATTTGACATGCCCGAGGTTGATATACTAATTAACATGGCCGGTACAGATATAGGCGGTAAGATAATTTTTGATAACCATGATCCAAATAATGTCGTTTCTATTTTAAATACCAACTTATTATCTCCTGTCTTACTGACACAAAAAGTATTAAAACAAAATTCAAATTGTAAGATTGTTAATATTACTAGCACTAATAATAAAAGATATTACCCTAATAATTTAACTTATAGTTTAACTAAAAAATCATTGTCAGACTTTAATAGTATGCTTCAAATAGAGTATCCTAATATAAGGACTTTAGAGGTTCGTGTAGGTCTTACTAAAACAAATTTTAATAAAAACAGATATAAAAATGATACTGAAAGATATCAGGACATTTATCAAAATAAACATCTAACAGCCAAATATGTTGCAGGACAAATCATCAAAATCTTATTTGATGACAATATAAAATTTATTGAGATAAGTCCATGAACTTAAAATATCCATGGCAATTATATCATTGGCATTTTGAAGTAAGCGGCAAATGTACGCTACAATGTCCTAGATGTCCTAGAAATGACACAGATCGTGTACCGTGGTTTAATCATGAACTTGATTTAAAGTTTTTTGAGAATACATTAACTCCTGACTTACTTAAGAATGAAGTAAAGAGAATCACAATGTGCGGTGATATCGGAGATCCGATTTATGCTTCACAGTACCTTGAAATTATTGAGTATATCAAAAGTCATAACGAAAAGATTCATATCTATACTATAACAAATGGAAGTTACAAAAAACCAGACTGGTGGCGAAAATTCGCAAAACTATCAAATGAGTATGATACCATAAACTTTAGTATAGATGGGTATGATGAAAAATCTAACGATCTATACAGAGTCAACAATGATTGGGAATCTATAATGACTGGTATGGAAATCATGTGTAAGGAAAGCCCTGCATTCGTTTATTGGGCAACTATTGTATTTTCGTTTAATCAAGACCATTTAGATACTATCTATAATCTAGCAAAAGAAAAGGGTTGCGACGGATTACAACTAACTTATAGCACGAAATTCGGTAGTAAGTATGGCGAGTCGTTCGGTGGTAATACTGATCCATTAGAACCTAGAGCCGAATTCATTAGCAAGACACATAGGTACGAAAGATATTTTAAAGATATCACAGGTAGAAAACAAAACAACGATTCATACCTGCAAAAAAATTATGATTTATATAAAGAAGTGTCAAGTAAGCATAATAAATTTATAACTCCTATGTGTAGTATAGGTAATCGCGGTTTATATGTAAGTGCTGATGGAGTACTACACCCATGCAGTTGGGTAAGTTTTCCCTATGACTATAACGAAACTGAGCGTAAAAGAATTTATTGGAAAGATAGTTTTCATCAAGTATACAGAGATAAAGTTTGTATTAAAACAAAATCATTAGAAGAAGTTTTAAATGATGATGTTTGGAAATACCTCTTTAATAGTTTTGATGATACAAAAAAGGCATGGGTAGAATGTGAACACAAGTGTCACAGTTCTCTTGTAGATGAACCCTATGCTGTAGGATTTTTAACGAATTAAAAAGACAGGGATAAGTAATCGCATGCCAAGTCCACAGAAACAAAAAGGGTCTAGTTGGGAACGTGAAGTCGCTAGATTTTTAAGTGAAAAATACAATGAGAGTTTTATACGTGCGCCGGGCAGCGGTGCATACGTAGGCGGAAAAAATAAAGTAAGGACACAAATCTTACATGAGGGACAGATACGCAGTTTCAAAGGTGATATAGTTCCTGGACAAAGTTTTCCTAGATTTAACGCAGAATGCAAGTCATACGCTGATTTTCCATTTCATCTTGTATTAACAGGAGATTGTAAAGTATTAGATAGTTGGTTAGATCAAATGATGGAAGTTAGCGACGAAAATGATTTAAACATTTTGTTTATGAAATTTAACAGAAAGGGCAGTTTTGTTTGCGTACAAACTAAATTAACATGGATTACTGATCAATTTTTATATTACACAAGTAAAAAGCATAAAGACTGGCTAATCATAGAATTCAACCATTTTTTCAATTTAAACTCAGATTTATTAAAAGTATATTCTTCAAACTCACCAGACACCACGTCAACTAAAACTTTGACAATTTCTACAACAATCTAAAATTTGTTTGGCAGAGGATGCTCTGCTCTCCTTGAGCAAGTCTAGTACACTAGTTACCTGCGGATCTGGAGTAAAGACACATTATATATGTGTCGCATACCGAGTGGGCAATCGACAGGTTTGCGAACCCACGATGAGTACATATCTTATTTCGTTTTGCGGATATGTAACATGCGTTATAGTAGATGAGAGTCTACAACTACAGTCCATAAACTTTACAGTATAACCGGTAGGATGTATCAGCACAACAGGCTAGATATATTGGAACAAACGACATGGGTGATGGGCAGGCAAATCCAACTTATGGTAGTGCTGTGATAGCACTACCATGGATTCAAAGCGGCAAATAATCTAAATCCTTATAAAATTAAAATACTGAACGAGCGATAGCGAGTGAAGTGTTGTCCGAAGGACAACTTAAAAATAATTAAGTCCGGTCTTCTTAGTTGTTTCCATATGTGCTTCAATAATTTTGTTGATTGCTTTACGTTCGTCGACAGACATATTCAATATATCTTCATATGTGGCACCTCCGCGTAGATGCCAAGCCATGGCTAATGCTGCTTCTTTGATACCCCTAACTTCATTCTCCATATCTGTGATTAACTTCGTGACTTCTGCAGGGGAAGAAGCCAGAAGCGTCATCCGAAAAAATCGGATGAATTTAATGTGAAGGGTTGTTTGTAATCTTTATTACATCCGGTACATGTGATGTTTAACGGTTTGATTTCGGTGCTTTCTTTTAATTTTGCGTTATAGTCTTTGATTTTATTATAGGTATTAGCATCACAATGTTCTAGAAATTCGCTAATATGATCAGTATCAGTGACTACAGCCTCAGGAGTTCTAACAAATTCAATTGACTGGCTAATCACTTTCATAGTCAACGTTGTTACCATTTTGATTGCTTCTTGAGTTGCTTCTCTTTTTTCTTTTTCGTCTTGAATATTTTCAATACGGTTAAAAACTTTTTGTAAATCAAACTGACCAATAGCAGCATTTGTCATCTGCATATAGGTTACTGGTCTAAATTTAATTTCTAACGTATCAAGTTTTAATGGTTCATTATAATTACCTAACTTCATCGTAGATAATATTGACATCAGATTTACACCATATGTTGCTTCATTTTGACAACCGGGGCAAACTGTTGTTATATCAACAGTATCTTGACCACCTGCGCTTCTGATACCAATCAATATAGCATCTAAGTCGCTTACCATGAGTTGCATAGGGTTTTTAATCGCAGGTACGCAACTCTTGATTACATCAGCAACAGCAACACCATTAAACAGTGCGTCAGGTGTGCGTAATGCAATTTCATCTAATGCGGTCATAGGATAAACCGGCAACTCACCGTTACTGGGCATGTCAATGACATCCTGTGTATATCCTACTCCTGCGCTGGGTAATTTGATATAAACGGCTGGTCTTCTAAAATGTTGACGTAGTGGATTATCCATATTGTCCTCTTAATTTTGGGTAATTTTTAAACTATAAATAGTAGAGTTATTTATAAAACCAAAAAAAGCGTGTAAAAAATGACCCCACAAGATATTGATAATCTACAGAATGCTATAAATGCTTTACAACAATCAGTTAATGGATTAGCCAATAGTACCGGAATCGTTGGAAGTAGTCTTAATAATCTAAATGGTCAGGTATTAAACTCCTCGCAATCAGCAAGAACTGCAGGACAAAATTTTCAAGCAGCCGGACAAAACATAGTATCTTCATCAATGTCGGTTGCTTCTGCACAGCAGCAAGCTGCACAACAAATTGCACAAAATAATGCGTCCATAGCACAATCCGCGCAAACACTTAAGAATCAAGTTGGGCAAGCGGCATCTGCGATGGCTACTTCAACAGGAAGTCTAAACAATTTTAGCGGTGCTGCAGGTGCAGTTGGTGGGGCATTAGGTACGTTAGCAGCAAGATTGGGACTGCCGGCAGCAGCTGCTGCCGGCCTTGCTACTGCATTTGGCTCACTTGCAAATGTTTTCTTAGGGCAAACACAGGCTTTATTAGGTGCTAGAGACAGCCTTAATAAATTAGGCGGTGTAGGTCAACAAACAGCAAGTTCACTTTACTCTTATGCACATGCTGCGGGATTACATTCTGACACTATAAGCAGAATGATTAATCCTATTGCAAGTCTAGGGCCTGCATTATTAGGATTAGGACGCGGTGCAGGAGACGCACAAAAAGCATTTTTTGAATTAGTACAAGTTGGAAACGAAAATAGAAAACAATTTGCTAATATAGGCGTCTTCCAAGAAGAAATGATGAAGTATCAGGGCAACTACGTTGCTGCCCAAGATGCTGCCGGTATCAGTCTAAGAATGCAAAATGCAAATATGAGCAAATTGCAGGCCGCAAGTTTAGAATATATTAAAAATTTATATGAGTTATCAGCATTAACGGGAGAAGAAGTCAGCACTATTGAAAAACGTATGAGGGCTGCTAGAGAAGATCCTATCATACAATTAAGAAACTTAATGCAACAAGAAGAAATTAACGCATTAAGACAGCAGGCTGAACAGAAAGATAAAGAAGGCACTCCTGAATCAGCAAGAGAAGCTGAACAATTACGTAGAGAAGCACAAAGATTAGAAGATGAATTAAAATTCAGAAATGCTGTCGTTGATCAGTTGTCAGTTTTACCTGCCGGATTACAAAAAGGTGTCAAAGAATTATTAACAACAGGTGTGTTGGGCAAAGACAACTTGCAGATGTTCATGTCTGGTGCGGCTCAAGTAATACCAGAATTAGCAGAACAAGCAAGAAATGCTAGAGATAAAGAAACAGGTGCATTACTTGCACCTGAAGATCAAGCAAAAGTGTTTGCTGATCTACTTGCTAAAGAAATGTATGAACCGGGAGGTCGTTTAGGGCAATTAGCAACTACTGTAGGTCCTGCGGCATTATTAAATGAACAACTAAGAAATCAATTATTCCCGTCAGATGCGATGAAACAATATGCTCGTCAACCCGAAGATAGAGCTCAATTGCGTTCAGAAGCTGCCCAACAAATAGCGTCAGCAATGACAAGCGGTGCAGATAGCGCAAGTAAAATTGCATCATCATTACAAGAAGCAGCAGTAGCATTAGGACAAGCAACCGACAAATTACAAAACGTTGTAAATCCTTTTGTACAAGATTTTGATATTAATACTCAATCTCCTGTTGCGACAGAAGAAGCAAAAAGACAAGCAGCACCCACAACTGAGATTGATAATGCCAATAAAATTATAGGTACATTAGATAATATTGCAAAATCTGATCAGGCTGCTGTCAACTTCTTAGGTTCAATAGCTGATGATGTTGAAAAAATTCTTGGATTATTCGGAATAAATGTCAGCGAAGAAGCAAAAAGATTTAAAGAACTTGCACAAAATAATATTGTATCTCAACAAAATGTAAGCGACCCTCAAAAGTCTAGAGAATCAAGCACACCTGCAGCACCAGTTGGTAGTGAAATTTTACGTCGAGGGGAAAATACTGCTAGACCGGTAACGCCACAACAGCAACAACCGGCTACACAGCAAACTACTGCGCCACAACAGCAACAACCGGCTACACAGCAAACTACTGCGCCACAACAGCAACAACCGGCTACACAGCAAACTACTGCGCCACAACAGCAACAACCGGCTACACAGCAAACTACTGCACCACAACAGCAACAACCGGCTACACAGCAAACTACTGCACCACAACAACAGCAAACTACACAACAGGCAGCACCACCTACTACTAATGTAGAGCAAGATAGAACTACTCAAACTGAAATCAATTTTCAACCTATCAATGTCCAAACAAATTTAGGTACAACATTAGAACTGAATGCATCTTTGGTCGGTAAAATTGCAGGATTTATCAGACAATCAAATAATAGAGCCCGTTCGTTACGACCAAAAGTTATGCTTGCATTAGATAGTGCAGGTACAAAAAACGTAGGCAAGTTAGATACAAAAACATTAGATACAATAATTGATAAGGTCGCTAACCAAGCAAGATTGTCTGTACCTCCAGGTTCAACTGCTGGAACTACAACACCCGAAGCACCAGTCGTCACACCTGAATCAGAAACACAACCACAAGGACCTAATATAGCAGAATTAGTGAATTCTGGTAGATTACAAGCAGAAACTCCTGCAATGGTCGCAAGCAAGATTGCTACACCTACTTTAAGACAAGGTGCAGTACCAACATCACTCGCTAAATTAATTGATACAGGTGTTATTGATCCTAAATATTTGCGTGGCCCTCAAGAAATTCCAACAAACATCAGGACTAACGCTAGAGGAAGAAAATTTGCTGATGATGCAGATTCAAAAACTAGAGACACTCACGGAGAAGGTTACGGTCTTGATCCAAAATTATTAGACGGTATTGTAAAACTACAACAGGCTGATTTCGGAGATTTAACTCTACAACATATAACTGCTTTAAATGATTATTATCACGCACTTAACTTTAATAATACCGCACACAAAGATGGTCGTGCTGTTGATTTTACCTTAAACAAAGCACCTACACCTGAGCAATCAGCAAAGATAATTAACATCCTTAAGGGTATAGGGTTTGGTACTGTTAAAGATGAGTACAATTATCCTACTTCTTCAACAGAAGGAAAACATTTCCACGCTGAGATTCCTAAACAAGAACTACCTAGTTTAGATATGGGAGGTATTGTACGCGGACCTAAATCAGGTTTCCCTGCTATGCTTCACGGTAATGAAATGGTGATTCCACTATCACCTGATAGTTTATTAGCAGAATTAGGAAAAAAGGGTTCAGATCAATTTGCTTCAGAAACTAAAACTGCTCAACAAGAGTCCGAAAATATCTCTGCTACAACTCTAAAAGATGATTTAATTAGAGCGAATGAGATGATCGCTAAAGTATTGACAAGTAAATTAGATGAAGTAATATTAAAACTTGATACGGGTAATCAAACTAGTCACAAGATATTGCGTCATAGTCAAGTTTAACTATAAATAAATTAGAAGTAAACCAATGTCATATAAAAAGAAATTTTTAAACAGATCAGGAATTAGTAGTCCGATATCCGGTGCTAACAGCAATACCGGTGCTTGGAATACCGATTCTGGTAACAATGGTCAAACAAGCAGTGGCAATTGGAATAATGATAATTTTGGATACCGAAATTACATGAGTAGACTTCCAGAAGTCTACACAGGTCATCCAAATCGCATAGAACGCTATAATCAATATGAAATGATGGACGTTGATGCTGAAATCAACGCATGTTTAGACATCATTTCAGAGTTTAGTACACAGAAAAACGAACAAAACAAAACTGCTTTTACATTGGATTTTAAAGAAGATCCTACACCGAATGAAATTAATATCCTTAAAGAGCAATTACAACAGTGGTGTAAACTAAACGAATTTGATCAAAGAATTTTTAAGATATTCCGTAACGTTATCAAGTACGGAGATCAAGTATTTGTACGCGACCCAGAAAACTTTAAGTTGTATTGGGTTGATATGGTTAAAGTTATCAAGGTTATCGTCAACGAAAGTGAAGGTAAACTTCCAGAACAGTACGTATTAAAAGATTTAAACATTAATCTTCAAAATTTATCAGTTGCACAAAAAACTAATACGGATTTCGCCGCTAATCCGGCAACAGGTTTAGGTGGTACAGGTGGTGGTACTAATACACCATATACTGTTCCTGCAATGCCATACAATACGTCAGGTAGCCGCTTTACATTGGGTCAGAGCGAATCGGCTATCGACGCGAAACACATTGTGCATCTTAGCCTGACTGAAGGCCTTGACAGATTTTGGCCTTTTGGACAAAGTATATTAGAAAATATCTTTAAAGTATACAAGCAGAAAGAATTGCTTGAAGATGCTGTGTTAATCTATCGTGTACAACGTGCACCAGAACGCAGACTCTTCAAGATTGACGTTGGTAACATGCCAAGTCACATGGCTATGGCTTATGTAGAACGTATTAAAAATGAGATTCATCAACGCAGAATACCTAGCGTATATGGTGGTGCATCTATAGTAGATGCTACATATAACCCACTTTCAATGAACGAAGATTACTTCTTCCCAGTCACCGCAGACGGTCGCGGATCATCAGTAGAAGTTATGCAAGGTGGGCAAAATCTAGGTGAAATTGATGACCTAAAATACTTCAACAACAGATTAGCACGTGGTTTACGTGTACCAAGCAGTTATCTACCAACTGGACCAGACGATAGTGATAGACCATTAAGTGATGGTCGTGTTGGTACAGCATTGATTCAAGAATATCGTTTCAATCAATATTGTGAACGACTACAGAATTATATCAGTAAAAAATTAGATGAAGAGTTTAAACTATTTTTACGTTGGCGCGGATTTAACATTGATAGCGGATTGTTTGAATTAACTTTCAATCCTCCGCAAAACTTTGCTGCATATCGTCAAAGCGAGTTAGACACAGCAAGAGTGACAACTTATCAGACAATGGAACAATTTTCATATATCTCTAAACGCTTTGCCCTAGAACGCTTCTTGGGCCTAACACAAGAAGAAATCAACAAGAATGAAAAATTGTGGCGTGAAGAAAATGGTAAAGAAAAACTTGATGAACCAGCAGGAACAGATTTACGTAGCATAGGCGTTAGCGTAAGTGATATTGAGTCTGATAAAGAAACAGGCGAAGAACTAGAGCAACAACAAGCACAGCAAGGACCAGAACAGCAACCTCCGGCAGGTCCAGTTAATGCAGCCGGTCCAAATGCAGCAATGGCTGGAGCACCGCAAGCAGGTCCTGCAGGTCCCGGTAGTCCACCGGCATAAGATAAATAATATCATGCATTTAATTGAAATGTTTAATCCCCCAGTACCGGGCTATCAAAATATCGCTGATGATAATAGCAAACCTGTATGGAGAACAAGCCGCAAGACCAAACTAACGCTTGAGCATATCAGAAAATTACGTAAAATGTTGGACGTTAGAAATTTTGAGAAAAAAGAATATCTTAAAAAAGTAAAAGAACAATACGGAATACCAGCCCAACCACAGCAACCAACTGGTTAATACACCAAAAACGCAAAAAAATCGCACTTATTGAACACTTTTTGTATGTAGACACTAAATAATTCTACAAAGCCATTATTATCCAGGAGAAATACAAATGGAAAACAAGAAATATGAACAGCTTATTGATCTTATTATCAATGAGCAAGAAGAAAAAGCCCGCGAATTATTCCACGAAATCGTAGTTGAGAAATCACGCGAAATCTATGAATCAATCATGGATGAAGAAATGATGGATGAAGGCGGTCAAATGCACGGTCAAGTCGCTGATTTGATGGACGAGATTGATGTTGAAGAAACAGGAATGAATGAAGAAGAAGCAGAAGATATTGATTTTGAAGCTTCAGAAGAAGAAGTAGAAGAACCAGCAGGCGACATTGATGCAGGAGAAGTTGCAGAAGTTAAGGACGAATTAGCAGATATCGTTGCACATCTTGAAGCCGTTCTAAAAGGCGAATCAGATGAAGAAGGCATGGACGACATGGGTGATGAAGAAGATCCAATGATGGAAGCCGTACAGTTACAAAAAGTATCTGTAACTCACGGTGATAACGGAGCATATACTAAGAGCCCCGCATTACATGAACCTAAAGTCAAAGCAAACGGCGTAAAGCCAGTAAAGTTTGATCAGGGCGGTGATGAATCAGTTCCAAATAGTCCAAAAGGTCCTTCTAACGAATACAGCAAGAAGGAAGGCGATTTACCAGGTGCAGGCAAATTCAAGAATGCACCAGGCGGTAAAGGCGCTAAGTTAGAAAATGCACCAAAACCAAAACATGGTGATGACGGTGCAAATGCCAAAAGCCCAGTGGCTAAAGGCTAATTAAGAGTAACTTGGAGACAAATGGCTTTGTATCTCAGGGAACACTTAACGTTTGATAGAGCAAACATGATCGTTGAATCCGTAAAGGAAGGCAACGATGAATTAAAGACCCTCTACATGAAGGGCATCTTTATTCAGGGTGGGGTAAAGAACGCAAATGAGCGTGTTTACCCCGTTTCTGAAATTGAAACTGCTGTCAATACGTTAAACACACAAATTCAAGAAGGTTATTCTGTATTAGGTGAAGTCGATCACCCAGATGACCTTAAGATTAATCTAGACCGTGTTAGCCATATGATCACAAACATGTGGATGGATGGCGCAAACGGTTTCGGCAAACTAAAGATTTTACCAACTCCAATGGGTCAATTAGTAAAGACTATGTTGGAGAGTGGTGTGAAACTAGGCGTTTCAAGTCGTGGATCAGGTAATGTAAGCGACATGGACGGCAAGGTAAGTGATTTTGAAATAATCACTGTTGATATCGTTGCACAACCAAGCGCACCTAACGCATATCCTAAAGCAATATATGAAAGCCTCATGAATATGAAGCATGGTCATAAAGTTTTAGAAATCGCTAGGGACGCAAGGGGCAACAAAAAGGTACAAAATTTCTTAGGTGAGGAAGTAAAGCGTCTCATCAAGGAATTGAAAATTAAATAATAGGGGATATGAGCATGTTAGATGCTATCAAACCATTACTAGAGAGTGGTCTAATCAACGAAGATGTCGGCAACGAACTTAATAAGTTGTGGGAATCTAAGTTGACTGAAGCCCGCGATCAAGTACGTGGTGAACTCAGAGAAGAGTTTGCACAACGTTACGAACATGATCGTAGTGTGATGGTAGAAGCCCTAGATAAGATGTTAACTGAAAATCTATCTCAAGAAATTAAAGAATTTCATGAGGAAAAGAAGCAATTAGCGGCAGATCGTGTTGCTACTAGAGTGGCTTTAGGTGAACACGCAACTAAATTTAATGACTTTATGGTAACAAAATTAGCAGAAGAAATTAAAGAATTGCGCAGTGATCGTAAAGCACAAATGGAAAATCAACAAAAGCTAGAAAAGTTTATTGTTCATGCTCTTGCTAATGAAATTAAAGAGTTTGCACAAGACAAGAAGGCTGTTGTTGAGGCACGTGTAAAACTAATTGCTGAAGGCCGTGAAAAACTTGAAGAACTTAAAGCAAAATTCATTGCTGAAAGTGCTAAAAAAGTCGGCAATGCAGTTACATCTCAATTGAAGGGTGAATTATCACAACTCAAAGAAGATATAAAACTAGCTCGTGAAAACAACTTTGGACGTAAATTGTTTGAAGCATTTGCTAGCGAATATTCAGTAACTTATCTAAACGATAAGGCTGAGGCTCGCAAGTTAATGTCAGCAATTAAATCAAAAGATGAAGCACTTGCTAAGGCAAAACAGATTGCTGAACAAGCAGTTCAAGTTGCCGAAATAAAGGATCGTGAAGCTCGCATCATTAAAGAATCAACTCAGCGTGAAAAGGCAATGGATGAACTCCTAGCCCCATTAAACAAAGAGAAGAAAGAAGTAATGAAGGCTTTACTAGAAAGTGTCCAAACACCAAAATTGCAGGATGCTTTCGCAAAATATTTACCAGCAGTTCTTAACACTGGAACAGTTAAAGCAGGCGCTAAAACTACTTTAACAGAAAGTGTTATCAAAGAAGTGACTGGTGATAAAGAAACTGCCAAAAAAGAAGTTGAGGAAGATAACGGACACGTTATTGATCTCAAGCGTCTGGCAGGGCTTAAGTAAGACATAATTAGGAGATAATTAAAATGTCAAAAGTACTCTTAGAAAGCCGTTGGGACGAGACCAAGGAAGCCCTACTAGAAGGCTTGAAAGGAACTCGCCGCTCAACAATGGGTGTTATTTTAGAGAACACCAAGAAGCAGTTGCTTGCTGAATCTTCAGCCGGTACTACAACTGCTGGTAACATCGCAACTCTTAACCGAGTAATTCTACCGGTTATCCGTCGTGTTATGCCAACTGTTATCGCTAACGAACTAGTCGGCGTACAGCCAATGACTGGTCCAGTTGGTCAGATCCACACATTGCGTGTACGTTATGCTCAGTCATTGACTGACAACTCAGCAGCACAGACATCTGTAACTGCTGGTGAAGAAGCATTGAGCCCATTCAAAATTGCTCAGGCATATTCACGTTCACCACAAAATGCAACATCATCAAGTTACTACACAGGTAATGATACTGCGGCATTAGAAGGTAACGGCGGTAAGCAGATCAGCGTACAAATCTTACGTCAGGCTGTTGAAGCCAAATCACGTAAGTTGCAAGCACGTTGGACATTTGAAGCAGCACAAGATGCACAGTCACAACACGGTATTGACGTTGAAGCAGAAATCATGGCAGCACTTGCTCAAGAAATCACTGCTGAAATCGATCAAGAAATCTTGTTGTCACTAGCAACTCTTGCTTCAACTGAGTTCACATACAACCAAGCAACAGTATCAGGTACTGCAACATACGTCGGTGACGAACATGCTGCTCTAGCAGTTCTAATCAACCGCGTTGCAAACTTGATTGCACAGCGCACTCGTCGCGGTGCAGGTAACTGGGCAGTTGTATCACCAGCATCACTAACTGTTCTACAGTCAGCAACAACTTCAGCATTCGCAAGAACAACTGAAGGTACATTTGAAGCACCAACAAACACTAAGTTCGTTGGTACATTGAATGGCGCAATGCGCGTATTCGTCAACTCATATGCTCCAGATACTCAGCCAGTATTGGTTGGTTATAAGGGCTCAAGTGAGACTGACGCAGCAGCATTCTACTGCCCATATATTCCATTAATGAGCAGTGGCGTTGTTCTAGATCCATCAACATTCGAACCAGTCGTGTCATTTATGACTCGTTATGGTTACATCGAATTAACTAACACTGCAAGCAGCTTCGGCAACGCAGCAGACTACGTTGGTGAGATCGCTGTACAGAACCTAACTTTCCAATAATAATTGGATTGTTGTTCAAAAGACTGGGCGCCTTGTGCGCCCTTTCTTTTTTATGCTATACGAATGTCAGCATCAACAGTCATATTCATTACTGACTTACGACCTTTCTTTAATCTTTTTTGATACAATCTACTACAATTAGCACATAGTGTTTTAAGATTGCTTTCTTTCTTATTCTTTTTATTACCGTCTTTAAAAACTATATCTAATTGGCATTTGTCTTCTGCTTTGAATCCACAAAACTCACACTTCATTTGTTTATGTCGGAGATATTTGTGTTTGTCACTGTACATTATTTTACTACAATCAATACAATATTTGTGCCATTTTTTGAAACCTAACTTACTAATACCATTTGGCTTAGCAGGAATAATACCGCAATTTTTGCAAATAGGACGTGATTTTTGTTTTGTTAACATGTTATATATTTAGAAAAAAGTTCTTATTGGGTCTTTTTTATGCACCTATGTTTTACCGTTACTGATAAATATATTATAATAGGGCCTGTTATAGATGTCACACGTTGATCCTTTTAATGCGTTAGGTGGTTTTAGTGTAGGAATACCACCAGAACTTGTTATTGATGAAACCGGTAATGTTGTCAATAATGTTAATGCACCTAACAGCAATGTAACTGCAAATCGTGTATTTGCTAATGGATATTTCTATGCGAATGGATTGCCATTTACACCAAACGCAGTAGCATCCGGTAGCAATACACAAGTACAATATAACAATAACGGTAATTTTGGTGCAAGTTCAGCGTTTACGTTTAATAGCGCAACTAATTTATTAACAGTTACAAAAATTCAAGTAGGAACTAGTGCTAATTTAGGCAATGTAGCAAATGTTATTATCCTAGGTGGAACTAATGGATACTTCTTACAGACCGACGGTGCAGGTAATTTAACATGGGCCGCTGCTACAGGTAACGGGGGTAATGGTACACCGGGCGGAGCCAACACTCAAGTACAGTTTAATGATGCAGGAGCATTCGGTGGTAATGCTGGCTTCACATATAATAAGATTACAAATACATTAACGACAGGCAATATAGTCGCGGATTACATCGTACTAAATTGGGATGTGACTGCTAATGTAGTCTTGGCAAATTATCTATATGGTGATGGATCAAACATTACTAATGTAGCACAAGCAGCAAACTCAAATATAGCAATTACAGTATCAGGCAATGCTCAACCGAATATTACAAGTGTAGGTACATTAACAAGTTTAAATCTTGCAGGTAATATAACTAATGCAAATGTTATAAATGCAAATTTATTTGCAGGCAACGGTAGTTCATTATTTGGTATAGTAGGTTCTAATGTTGTAGGCACTGTTGCTAATGCTAACTTTGCTGCATATGCAGGAAATGTAACTGTTGCATCTCAACCTAATATTACTACTGTAGGCAATCTAACTAATTTAGTTGTTATAGGAAACACTACATTAGGCAATAATGTTACTGCCAATTTCTTTACAGGAAATTTATACGGTCTTGCTAATCTTGCTAGAAACGTTACTTTAGCATCTCAACCTAACATCACTTCATTAGGAACGTTGACAACTCTATCAGTATCAGGTAATACTAATTTAGGTGTAACTAATACTACAAACTTATTTGCTAATAATTTCACAGTAGAAAGCAGTTTTACCACATTAGGTAATGTCATAGCAGGAAATGTCTATGCCAATACCGGTAATATAAGGGCTAATTTAATATTAGGTACTTTGACTACTGGATTACAGCCAAACATCACTACAGTAGGCGTGCTAACAAATTTAACTGTTGCAGGTAATATAAGCGGAGCCAATGCAAATTTAGGTAATTTAGCATCAGCAAACTTTTTATCAGGCACACTGACTACAAATGCGCAACCTAACGTTAACTTTTTAGGTAATATAGGTTGGCTAAATGTTCAAACAGGCTTAGCAGGAAGTAACGGTAACATCACTTTTAACGGAAGCATTTTAGGTAATGGTCCTTCAAGTGATATTAATATTACCGGCAATTTAAATGCAGGAAATTATGTACAAGCCGAATTGTTGATAGGCGAAATCGCAACCGCAGCGCAGCCTAGTATAACAAGTCTAGGCAATTTAGTTTCACTTACAGTTGAGGGAAATTCAAATTTAGGAAATGTAGGTAATGTAAAAATATTAGGCGGCATAAATGGTTATGTCCTTTCTACTGATGGAATTGGAAATCTTTCTTGGATAGCACAATCAGGTGGCGGTGGAAACGGCACACCAGGTGGTAGCAATACACAAATTCAATTTAACAATGCAGGTTCTTTTGGTGGTAGCCCAAGTTTAACTTGGAACGATTTTACTGCACAATTAACTGTTAATGGTAATACTACAGTTACAAGTAATCTCTTAACTACTAATTTTATTACTACAAATGCGAATGCAACAACTATCACTGCCTCAGGCAATATCAGTGCAGGAAATATATCTGGCGGTAATTTAGTATCTGCAAATTTCTTATCTGGAACCTTAACTACTAACTCACAACTAAACATACATTATCTAGGTAATGTAGGTTGGTTAAATGTTGATACCGCACAGCCAAATAGTAATGGTAATATCACATTCAATGGTTCAATAAACGGTATAGGCGGCTCTAGTGATATTAACATTACTGGTAATCTAAATGCAGGCAATTATGTACAGGCAGAATTGCTTATCGGTATTATAGATACTGCTGCACAACCTAACATAACAAGTTTAGGAAATTTGACAGACTTAACAGTAATAGGTGAAAGTAATTTAGGCAATGCCGGTAATGTTAAGATATTAGGCGGTAATGCTAACTACGTGTTAAGTACAGATGGTACTGGTAATTTAAGTTGGATAGAACAAGCAGCATCAAATGCTACTACGCCTGGCGGATTAAACACTTATATACAATTTAATGATAACGGAAGTTTCGGCGGCGACAATACATTTACTTGGAACAAAAATTCAGACACGTTGTTTGTAGGTGGAAATATAAACGTATCAAGCGTAATAACAACACCTATCTTTATTTCTAATATAGCGACCGGTACTGCGCCTTTACAGGTAACAAGTACAACACCTGTAGCAAATCTAGGAGTAGAAACAGCCGCTACCGTTCGTGATAATGCACAACCAAACATCACCAGCGTAGGCACGTTAACATCATTGACTGTCAGTGGAAATATCAATACAAGTAACCTGTCAGTCACTAATACGTTTAATGCAGGAAATATCACAACACCTGGTACGATAGGCACGACTAATCTAAATGTTACAGGCACGGCAAACTTTAGTAATACTGCTATCGTAAGCGGTTCTGGAACATTAACGATCAATGGCAAATTCAATAGTGCCGGCTCAAGCAATGTAAATTTAGGAAGCATTTCTAATCTTCATATTTCGGGCGGCATAAACGGTTATGTTCTAGCGACTGACGGAAATGCCAACTTATACTGGACAGCAGGTGGTGGCGGTGGAAACGGCAACCCAGGCGGAAGTAACACACAGGTTCAGTATAACGATAATGGAACATTTGCTGGTAGTGCATTCTTCACTTTTAATGAAAATACTAGCAATGTTCAAATTGCAGGAAATTTGATAGCCAACTCATTGACTATAGGCGCGGGCATCTATGAATTTAGTCATAGTAATGTTTACTTTGCTACCACTATTAGTGATACCCCAAATCAAACGATATTAAGCATAGAGGCAGATGATTTGGCGGGGTTAGATTTGATCATTATATCTACAGATAATGGTGCTGGTATAAGAAATCTAGTAAAAATTTCTACAGTTGTTTTTGGTAATGTTGTAAATTATGTTGAATATTCAACATTACCGGTAAATGGGTATATAGGGGACTTTACAGTTAGCTATGACGCAGGAAATATAATTACTCCAGCGACAGTTCAATTGAAACTAAGCCCTCAGACAGCGAACTTGATGGTACATAAAATGTGCGTCACACGCTATAAAGAGTAAAAGTTTGATAAATAATAATACTAACGGAGATTGGCAATCATGGCATTAAAACCATTAAATTCAGTAGGCGGGTTCTCAGTAGGTGAGATACCAGCAAATGTGATACTGTCAAACGCAGATATCATTTCAAATAACTTAACAGTACAAAAGGTAGCAAACTTAGGTCCTGTAGGAAACGTCATAATCACGGGCGGTTCCGCAAATCAATATTTGCAGACTGATGGGTTTGGTAACTTAACTTTTACCACAGCAGATACTTCCCGTATCCTGAACGGTAATAGTAATGTAAGCATACCTAGTGCTAACGGCAATGTAGAAATAAGTGTTGCAGGCAATGCTAATGTTGCTGTGTTTACTGGTACCGGTGCTAATATCACTGGTTATCTCACAGCGTCTAGTAACTTGACTGCCCTTAATGCTAATCTTGGCAATCTTGTAACTGCAAACTATGCAAACTTTGCTAACGACTTAGTGGTTCAAGGCAATATTGCAAATGCTAATAACATCAGTGTAACTAATAACGTTAATGCAGTAGTTGGCAACTTCAGTGGTAATATCAACTCACTCAATGCTAATCTTGGTAACCTAGCAACTGCTAATTATGTAAACGTAGCACAACAAATCAATGGTAACACAGCAAATTTCAGTGGTAATGTTGTAGTACCAAATCTAACTGTAAATCTAGAACTTGCAGGTAACACAGCAAACTTCAGTGGTAACATCACTGCTGTAAATGCTAATCTTGGAAATCTAGCGAGTGCTAACTTTGTAAACGTATCAACTAATGTAAATGTCACTGGCACTATGGAAGCCGGTAATGTTCGCACTGATAATCTATTGTATGCTAACGGCAATCCTTGGGACTTACAAGAAGCTGCTGGTGCAAATACTGAAATTCAGTATAACATGGGTGACAATTTTGCGGCAAGTGCAAACTTCACATTCAACGATACAACAAATGTATTGACTGTAAATGGTAATGCCAACGTCACAAATACATTATTGACACCAAACGTCAACAGCGGCACTGGCAACCTAACACTAACATCAAACGGTTTCAGCACCGTTTATGATAACACAGGTAATGTCACGTTCCCTGCAGGCGGTATAGTAACAGTTGGAACACTTGTTGGTAACGTACAAGCAAATATCAACATCACTGCTCCAAACACTACATTACTATTCTCAGATGCTGGTCTAGTTGATGGTAGCAATGCATTCACATTCAACAAGTTATCAAATAGTGTAACACTAACAGGTAATTTACAGACTGACAACGCAAATCTTGGTAATCTTGCTTATGCAAATTACATCAATGCCGCAAGTAATGTAACATCAAATAATGTAACTGTAAATTTAGAACTCGCAGCCAATACTGCTAACTTCAGCGGTAACGTTATTGTTCCAAATCTAACTGTCAATACAACATTGTCAGGTAATGTTGCAAACTTTACTGGTAATCTAACATCCCTAAATGCAAGTTTAGGTAACCTAGCAACTGCTAATTATATAAACGTTGCTAATGACCTAAACGGTAATATTGCAAACTTTACTGGTAATCTAACATCACTAAATGCTGCATTAGGCAACCTAGCAACAGCAAATTATATAAACGTTGCTAATGATCTAAACGGTAATATTGCAAACTTTACTGGTAATCTAACTGCTGCAAATGCTGCATTAGGTAACTTAGTAACTGCAAACTATGTAAACGTTGCTAACGATCTAAACGTTATTGGCAATGTCAATGCGGGCAACTTAGTTGGTACATTGGCAAACGGCAATAGCAACGTTAGAATATTCCAAGATGCTAATATTGAACTCAGTTCAAATGGCGTTTCAAATATTGTGACAATATCCGATACTGGATTGTTCACATCAGGTAATATTCACTCAACAGCAGGTTATATCATAGCAAATGGTAACGTGACTGCAAACAGTTTCTTAGTTGGTGCAAATCTTGCAGTAACCGGCGAAGCAAATGTTGGTAGTTTACTAACTTCAAACATCACAGCAAATGGTAATCTAACGATTACTGCTTCAGGTTCAAATGTCAATATCAATCTTGTTCCTGGCGGCCCTAATGGTGTGATCGAAGCATCATTAGCCCGTATAGCACAAGTTGGTGGACCAACACAACCAAATGATGCAGCCACAAAAGAATATGTTGACAACAGTACTGTTGGTCTAACAATACATTTACCAGTAGTAGCTACTAGCACAACTAATCTAAACGCTACATATGCTAACGGCGGTAGCGTATTGACTACTATCGCAATCACTGGTGGTAAGACTATACAGTTTGGTGCAAATCACAATCTAAGCATAGGTGATGAACTTGCTTGGGATAACAGTTTCAATGGTATCATCGGCAACGACCCATACTTTGTCTACAGCACCCCAGGAGCCGATACTATAACAGTCAAGGCAGGATATTTCGGTGCTGAAGTCACTACATTGACTAACGGTGCAGGTCTATCACAAACTGCAAGAGCGAACACTGGTGTTGGCGCAACACTAACAAACGCAGGTGCAAACGCCGCACTATCTATTGATAGTATTGCATTAGTATCAACAAACAGAGTTCTTGTTCAAGGTCAGACAAATCAATTTGAGAACGGTGTCTATACTGTAACAACAGTGGGTAATGGTTCAACTGCGTGGGTATTGACAAGAGCAACAGACGAAGATACATATAGTCCTAAGAGTACAACAGGAATGAGCTATGGTGACTACTTCTTTGTACAACAAGGTCTAAATAATGCTGGATCAAGTTATGCACTAACTTCTCCAGTATACGAAATATTATTTGGATTGACAAACATAGTGTACAGTCAGTTCAGCGCGGCACAAAGTTTTACTGCAGGCAATGGTATCGCTATCACTGGTACAGTAATCAGCGCAAATGTTGATAATGACACCACTGCTATCAGTTCAGGCAACATCGTCGTCAAGACAAGCGCAAATCTTGTGACACCAAATCTCGGTGATGCAACATTCAGCAGCCTAAGTTGGAATACACTAAGCAACGGTAACGTCAGTGCTAATAACTTGAGCATTAGCAGTATTGCTAATATCACACTTGATCTAACAGTTGGTGGTAATATTGCGGCTAATGGTACTATCAGTTCAAATGCTAACGTAAGTGGATTGAATTTAACTACATCAGGTAATGTTCAAGCAACTGGTAACGTACTAGCAAACAATGTCAATGCAAATACATTGATTGTTGTACCAACTGCTAACGTTTCAAATATCGTCAATGCTGGTAACGTGACGATTACTAATGAGTTGTCAGGTAATACTGCAAACTTCAGTGGTAATGTCGTAGTACCAAATCTAACTGTAAATCTAGCACTTGCTGGTAATACTGCAAACTTTAGTGGTAATGCTGTATTCAATGGAGCAAATGTAACAGTTGGTAATGCATTGTTAGGTAACACAGCAAACTTCAGCGGTAACGTTGTAGTACCAAATCTAACAGTAAATCTAGAACTTGCAGGTAACACAGCAAACTTCTCAGGCAATGTAATTGCTGCAAATTTTGCAACATCAGGTACGGCAAACGTAGCAAATCTAAATGTTACAGCAAATGTCACAAGCGCACTAACACCAAACGCTAACTTGACACTTGATCTAGGTTCAAGCACACAACGTTGGCAAGATGTTTATGCAGGCAATATTGATGCTAGTGGAAATTTAACACTAGGCGGAGATCTGTCTGCTAACAATTTTAGTGCAAATACACTCACTGCAAATACTAGTATTGACGTTGGTAACACACAGATTTACTGGGGTCAAGTCACTACAAGTTCAACAGGAGCAAATCAAACAATATCCAGCGTTTCAATTACAGGAGTGACTGGTATTGAATGGATTGTAAAAGGTGTTGACAGTGCAGGAACCAAATATAGCGTGGCAGTGGTCACTGCTGTGACAGATGGTACAAGCGCAGACTACTCAACATTCGGTACAGTAAATCTTAACGGTACTACTGGATCGTTAGCAGTTAATGTCAGTGGTAGCAATATTGCACTACAAGTTACACCATCAAGTTCTAACTCAACAGTTTGGGTGACACAGTATAGAACTCTGTAATTAAAGGGTATAGGTAAAAGATGGCGTTACGACCGTTAAATTCCATAGCAGGATTCTCAACAGGGGATCCTGCAGTCACTATCATACAGGCTAACGGTGACGTATCAACCATCAACTTTACTGCTAATGGCCAGTCCAACTTAGGCAATGTTGGAAACATTACAATATTAGGTGGTAATACTGGTCAATTTTTATCTACTGACGGTGCAGGAAATTTATCGTGGGATGATGTAGGTAATATATCAAGCAATCGTGCTGCTCCCATGCCATATTTGATCCCTACAGGTCAATCCTTTATTGTAAATGAGAATTTTCAGGGATTATATACTCAACCAATCACTATTGACGGTGATCTTACTGTAGATGGTATTTTGGTTGAAATACAAGACAGTATTCAGTCAAACCCAACTCAAGTATTATTTGATACTAATGGAACTGCTACAGGGAACACAGGATTTACATTTTTAGCATATAATGGTAATTTAAATGTTCCTGGAAATATTAATATAACCGGTAGTATTATACCTTTTACTGACGATGTTTATGATTTGGGTTCAGCAAATAAAAGATGGCGTAATGGTTATTTTGGTGGTAATACAATTTACATCGGCGACAGCGTTATCACTACCTCAAATAATCAGATTATTTTAGAAAGTGGCAGTGGAGCCACGATTGCAGTGACCGGAGATGCGAACACTTCAATTATTGAAAATGGTACTAGTAACATTACTATTGACCTTAATAGCGATATTCGTTTTGGTGTCGGCGGCACTGCCAATATATTAATTCTTACTAGCAATGGTATTGACTACGACGGTAATCTAGTAGTAAATGGAAATATTATAGCCAATGGTGGTAACGTTACCGGTAATGTTATTATAGGAAATACAGCAAATTTTTCAGGCAACTTGACTACTGGCGGTGTCAAAACAGATAATCTGTATTATGCCAACGGCACTGCATGGAATTTCGGCCAGGACCCGGGCGGTAGCAATACACAGGTTCAATTTAATGATGATGGTAATTTTGCTGCTACAGCAAATTTCACATTTAACAAGACTACTAATTTATTGACACTTGCTGGTACAGCAAATGTGACAGATTTAAATGTTAGTAATAATGCAATAGTAAATGGCAATCTAACAGTTAATGGTAATCTCGTTTATATCAATGTTGAAGAATTATCAATAGAAGATCCTATCATAAATTTACAGACTGGTGCAAACGGTGCAGCACCTACAAGCAATTCAGGGAAAGATGTTGGTTCAGCATTAAACTATTATGATACTCAAGCCCGTGTAGCATTCATGGGTTGGGACACTAGCAACGCAGAATTTGCGTTTGGTAGCCAGACAAGTATTAGCAGCGAAGTTGTCACATTTACTACATTAGGTAATGTTCGTGCGCAGACATTTAAAGGTAATATTGAAGCAACAACCATTTCCGGTAGTTTAACAACGGCCACACAAAGCAATATCACAACGCTAGGTACATTAAGTTCATTGACAGTATTAGGTAATATATCTCCCGGTAATGTTTCTGGTGCAAATACGATCTCAGCAAATTTCTTGGTATCAACTAGCGGTTGCGTAAGCGTTAATGGTGCTTATCTAGCATATAATAGCGCGACTGGTGCAGGTGGAATCTTCACAAGCGGCCCAACAGACATAAATTTAGGACTTGCTGCAAACATTACTATGGGCAGCACGACAGGCAATGTTACTGTTCGTGGTAATCTAATAGCAAATAGTTTTACAACAACTGGTAATATAAGCGCAAATCTAATAACTGGTACGCTAACAACCGCAGCACAACCAAACATTACTTCAGTAGGTACACTAGGAAATCTTACTGTATCCGGCAACACATTAAGCAATATAGTAGATGCTAACACTACAATAACACATAGTATTGTAAGCAAACGTACAAGCGTACCTGTAACTACACTTACAGTGATAGACAGCTTTGCAGCCAACGCTTATAGAACAGCAAAATATGTTGTAAGCAGTCAGAATGATGATGGATATGAAAGCCTAGAAGTGCTTTTGATACATAATGACATAAATAGTTTCATAACAGTTTATGGCGCTATCAATGACGGTGGCGGTAATACCGTTACAATGTCAACAGGAATCAGCAGCGGTAACGTAGAACTACGTGCTACGGGACTAGCAGCTAACACAGTAATAAAACTAATAGGAACATATGTTTCCAACTAAAATAGGATAAAATAAAATGGCAATCAAAAATTTTGTCGTAAAAAATGGTCTTACAGTAGGCAACACAACAATTGATGCAGCTACTGGTAATCTTACAGTCACAAACGCTAATCTTGGTAACTTAGCAGTTGCTAATTTCTTCCAAGGCAATGGCAATGCATTATTCAACATACAAGGTGCAAACGTTGTAGGTACTGTACCAAATGCAAACGTATCGGTTACAGCAGGAACGGTCACAACTAATGCGCAACCAAATATCACTAGTGTTGGTAATCTTAGCGCACTCACAGTAACTGGTAATGCAGCAGTTGGCGGAATTTTAACTAACAACTACTACTATGCAAACGGTAGTCCAGTTGACTTCCAGCAAGCAGCAGGAAGCAACACACAGATTCAGTTCAATAATAATAATGATTTTGGCGCAAGTGCTAATTTTACATTCAATACTGCTACTGATACCCTAGCAGTAACAGGCAATGCAAATGTAACTGGTCATGTAAATGCTGCCAATATCAACTCAGGTAGTGCAGCCCTAACTATCACTGCAAATACAAATGTTACAAACTTCTATGCTAACGGCGTAGTTGCTTTCCCAGCAAATGTAACTGCACCAACATTTGTTGGTAACGTAGCAGGCAACATTACAGGTAATATCGCAGCACAAGGTGCAAATACTGACGTTCAATTCAACGACGGTGGCATCTTAGGCGGCAGCAATGCATTCACTTTCAACAAGACATCAAATGTTCTAACAGTTGGTGGTAACATTAGTTCACAGAATGCTGCTCTTGGTAATCTTGCAACAGCAAACTATGTAAACGTATCACAAAACTTAGCAGTAGTTGGCAACATTTTAGGCGGTAATGTCAATGCTGGCAACTTATTGACAGCAAACTTTGTTGCAGGTACATTGACTACAGCAGCACAGCCAAATATAACATCAGTAGGCACACTAAGTTCACTTGATGTAACTGGCAACGTTGGTGCAGGCAATGTAAATGGTGGTAACTTAGTCACTGCAAACTATATTGCAGGTACACTAACAACAGCAGCACAACCAAACATCACAAGTTTAGGTAATCTATCAGCACTTGAAGTAACTGGTAACATTCTAACAAGCGCAAACGTTGTAACAGATTTGATTGTTGGTAGAACATCAGGCGTAACAATCGCTGCTGCTGGAAGTAACCAAGACATTGAACTAAAACCAAGCGGCACTGGTACAGTTGATGTATGGAGCAAAATAATATCAAACGTTGCTACACCAGTAGCAAGCACTGACGCAGCAACTAAAGGTTATGTTGACGCGGCAGTTGAAGGCTTGCACATACATGCACCTTGCGCAGCAGCAACACCAAACACATTAGCAACAATATCAAGCGGTACTGTCACATATAATAACGGTAGTAGCGGTGTTGGCGCAACATTGACAACTACAGGCACATACGCAACTATTGATGGTGTAAACATTGCTACAGTTGGCACAAGAATTCTTGTCAAGAACGAAGCAAATGCCGCACATAATGGTATCTACACATATACAAGCAGCACTGTTCTAACAAGAGCAACTGATTTTGACACGCCAACTGAGATGGGTGGCGGTGACTTCACATTCATACAACAAGGTACATTATATAACGATACTGGTTGGGTAATGACTGATCCAGTAACAACTGTAGGTACAACTAATGTAAACTGGGTACAATTCTCAGGTGCTGGTACATATACAGCAGGCACTGGTCTAACACTAAATGGTACAGAGTTCAGCATAAGCAATACTGCTGTGACAGCGGGCGCATATGGTAATGGCGACTATGTTGCTACATTTACTGTAAATGCTCAAGGTCAATTGACAGCAGCAGCAAACACTGCGATCACTGCTAATGCTGCTAACCTAAGTGGCACAACACTAAATGCAAACATTGTAAATTCAAGTTTGACAAGTGTTGGTACACTTGGTTCATTGACTGTAAGCGGCAATATTGGTGCAGGTAATGTCAATGCTGGCAACTTATTGACAGCAAATTTTGTTGCAGGTACATTGACTACAGCAGCACAACCAAATATCACAAGTGTTGGCACATTATCATCACTTGATGTAAGTGGTAATGCAAGTGCAGGCAACATCAATGCAGGCAATTTGTTGACTGCAAACTTTGTTGCAGGTACATTGACAACTGCTGCTCAACCAAACATCACTAGTGTTGGTAATCTATCATCACTAACTGTTACTGGTAATCTAGCAGCAGCAAATGTTGACGGTGGTAATCTTGTAACTGCTAACTTTGTTGCAGGTACATTAACAACAGCAGCACAACCAAATATTACATCAGTTGGCACATTGTCATCACTAACTGTAACAGCAAACGTTGCTGCCGGTAACTTGACAACAGGTGGCGCACTAAGTGTAACTGGTAATGCGAACGTCGGTAATCTTGGTACTGCACAAGTATTAGCAAGTGCTAATGTAACTGCACCACAGTTCATATCAAATATATCAACAGGTACAGCACCGTTACTAGTAAGTTCAACAACTAAAGTTGCTAACTTGAACGCTGATTTACTTGATGGTTTTGATAGTTCAACTTCAAATACAGCAAATACTATCGCATTACGTAATAGTGACGGTAACTTGAGTGCAAATTACTTTATCGGTAATGGCGCATTCTTGACAGGCATTGACACATCATTGATCGCTAATGGCAACAGTAATGTTTCAGTAGCAGCAAACGGTAACGTAACAATCAGCGTAGCAGGTAATAGTGCAGTTGCTGTGTTTACAGGCACTGGTGCAAACATCAATGGTTACGCTAACGTAACTGCTAATCTATCAGCAGGTAATATCACTGCAACTGATATAAGTGGTACAACATTAGGTGGCACTCTAACAACTGCTGCACAACCAAACATTACTAGTGTTGGTACATTATCATCATTGGCAGTAAGTGGTACAATTACTGGTGGCAATATCTTTGCAAACAGCGGTACAGTTGGCGCAAATTTATTGACTGGTACATTGACAACTGCAAGTCAACCAAACGTCACAAGCGTTGGTAGTTTGACTAGCTTGACTATTGCTGCAAACGGCAATATATCAATGAGTGGTGCAGAAGCAACACTAAGCGGTGCAAATCTTGTCAGTGCAAACTTGCTAACAGGTACATTGACAACAGCAGCACAGCCAAACGTAACAAGTGTTGGTACCCTAACAAGTCTAACAACTTCAGGTAATGCAGTTGTTGGTGGAAACGTCAAGGTACAAGTTGGTATCACAAGCAATCGTGCAAACGTTGCAGTAGGCGCATCAGCAACAGTGATAGATCAATTTGCACCGACAGATTGGAGAACTGCTAAGTATGTAATTAGCGCAAGCGGAGACGACGGATATCAGTCAGTTGAAACTCTACTTGTACATGACGGTACAACTGCTTATATTACAATTTATGGTTCAGTATGTTCTAATGTAAGTGCAGACTTAATTGAACTATCAGCAAATATTGATGGAGTAAGTGGAAACGTAACTGTTTATGCGGCTTCAGGTAGCGATAATTGCTATGTGAACCTTGTAAGTAGTTATATAAAAACATAATATTAGACTAGGCTAAAAAATCTGGTTTAGTATAACAGGGATATATGGAACTGTGACTACTAAGTATTTTAACGTTAAACAAGGTCTGACGACCGGCAATATTCTTGTCAGTGACGCCAATGTAACATTAGGCAATGTCAGCAACCTACATATATCCGGCGGAAATAGTGGCTATTTCCTTAGCACCAACGGTAATGGTACCTTAAGTTGGGCTGATGCCTCAGCCTCGGTACCAGCTGACCCCATGCCAATAGTGGTAGACGAAGGCAATACACTTACTATTAGATCAAATTACCAAGGCTTATTTGGTACTCCGCTAACCATTAATGGTAATTTAGAAATTGACGGCGTACTTGTTGATGTCAGCGGGCAAGGCGCACCGGGCAGCAACGCTCAAATAAGTTTTAATGATCAAGGTAATCCGGCAGGAAATAACGGATTTACCTTTAATAAAACATCAGGAAATATGAATGTTCCAGGAAGTATTAGTGTGGGAGCATTTTTTAGATTTCCTGCGTATAGTAAAGCAGAATTGGGAGCTATTACAGGAGTATTAGGACAACTAGCAGTACTAAATGATAGTAGTCCTATAGGACAATTAGTTTTTTGGGACGCAACAAATAGTCGCTGGTCTTATGTAGGCGATAATGCTGCGATCACAAGTAGATAACAATGAATTGAGATAAATACAACAATATAGTAGAGAGTGTCTATTATAGTAGGAGATTTGACAAATGCTAATTTTAAAACAGAACGCAGCGAACACAGTACCAACACCCCCAGCCGGTAAAGGTACTATTTTCTTAGATGATAGTGACACGTTGAGTGTCAAAACTAGTGATGGAAATGTTGAAAATTTTCCAACAGTAGCCGCATCTAACGCACAAGTAGTCTTTATAAATGGTACTGCTTTAACAGGTGAAGCAGCATTCACATACGATTTCAACAATAACATTCTAACAGTAAGCGGTAATATCGCAGCAGGCAACGTCAAAACAGATAACCTACTATATTCAAACGGCGTACCTTGGGATCTAAGTGACCCAGGTGGTAGCAACACTCAAATTCAATTCAATGATGATGAATCATTCGGTGGTTCAGCAGCATTCACTTTCAACAAGTCAAGTAATTTAGTTACAGTTAGTGCAAATCTAGATGCCAATAATCTTAACGCCACAACACATATTACATCAGGTAATGTATGGGCAAATACTGGTACTATAGGCGCGCAAACACTCAAAGGTGAAGGTGGAAACATTAGTAATGTTACAGCAGGCAACATCACTGGTCAAGTTGCTAATGCATTAGTTGCCGGTACAGTTTATACTGCTGCCCAACCAAATATCACTAGTGTTGGTTCTCTAACAGGTTTAACTGTAACTGGTAATGCTAATGTTGGTAATCTTGGTACTGCACAAGTACTAGCAAGTGCTAACGTAACTGCACCACAACTTATTTCAAATGTTTCAACAGGGACAGCACCTTTAGTTGTTACTTCAACAACTGTAGTTGCTAATTTACGTGCAGCCACTAGCAATGTGGCAAATACTGTAGCAGACGCAGCACAGCCAAATATTACATCATTAGGTACATTAACTGCTGTAGCAGTTACAGGTAATATTACCGGTGGTAATGTATATGCAAATAGTGGCACAATCGGTGCAAGTTTACTAACTGGCACATTGACAACTAATGCACAACCAAATATAACATCAGTAGGTACATTAAGTTCACTTACTGTAACTGGAAATGCAAGCGCAGGCAATTTATCTACAGGCGGTAATCTATCAGTAAGTGGTAACGCAATCATCACAGGTAACTTAACAGTAGATGGCAATCTTGTCTATGTAAACGTGGAAACATTCTCTGTAGAAGATCCAATCATTCAGTTACAAACAGGACCAAACGGTGCAGCACCAACAAGTAACAGCGGTAAAGACGTAGGTTCTGCTCTAAATTATTATGACAGTCAGGCACAAATTGCGTTTATGGGCTGGGATGTCAGCAACGCAGAGTTCGGTCTAGCAAGTCAAGCAAGCATAACAAACGAAGTAGTTACTTTCTCAACATATGGTAACTTGCGCGCCGGCGTATATTTCGGTAATGCAGCAGGATTGACAAATATTCCTTCAGGTAATATTAGTGGTCAAGTAGCAAATGCATTAGTAGCCGGCACAGTTTATACAGCAGCACAACCAAACATTACTAGCCTAGGCACGTTATCATCACTTGCTGTAAGTGGTAATGCAAGCGCAGGTAATGTTAATACAGCAGGCAAAGTAGTTGCTTCAACATTAGAATCAAACGTAGCAACTGGTACTGCTCCATTGACTGTGGCATCAACTACTAAGGTAACAAATTTAAACGCAGATTTATTGGATGGCTATGACACAGCAACAGCAGCCACAGCAAATACTGTAGTTGTTCGTAACGCAGACGGTAGCTTTAGCGCAAATATCGTAACAGCAAATCTTAGCGGTAACGCTACAACTGCCGGTACAGTAGTCACAGCAGCACAGCCAAACATCACATCAGTAGGCACATTGACTGGTCTTGGTGTAAATGGCAACATTGCTGCTGTCAATATCACAGCAAATACTGGCGTATTTACAGGTAATGGTAGTGGCTTATCAGCACTAGGCGGCGCTAATGTAACTGGTCAAGTAGGCAACGCATTAGTTGCTGGAACAGTTTATACAAACGCACAACCAAATATCACAAGTGTTGGCACATTATCAAGCCTAGCAGTAACAGGTAATGCAACAGCAGGTAATGTCTATGCGAACAGCGGTACAGTTGGAGCAAGTCTATTAACCGGTACATTGACAACAGCGGCACAACCTAATATCACTTCAGTCGGTACACTATCAGCACTTACTGTAACAGGTAATGTCAGCGCAGGTAATCTAAGCGGTACGTTATTGACAGGCACATTAGCAACAGCCGCACAGCCTAACATCACTTCAGTCGGTACACTAACAAGTTTAGCAGTTACAGGTAACGTAAGTGCAGGCAATGTCAGCGCAACTGGCATCAGCGGTACTACATTAGGTGGTACACTAACAACTGCGGCTCAACCAAATATTACTAGTGTAGGCACATTGTCATCATTAACAGTTACAGGTAACGTAAGTGCAGGTAATGTTAGTGCAACAAGCGGTGCATTCACAAATGTAAGCGGTAATGGTTCAGCACTAAGTTCAATAACCGGTGGTAACGTCACTGGTCAAGTAGCAAATGCCCTTGTCGCAGGTACTGTCTATACAGCAGCACAACCAAATATCACATCAGTAGGCACATTGACTGGTCTTGGTGTAAACGGCAACATTGATGCTGTTAATATCACGGCAAACACAGGCGTGTTTACTGGTAACGGCAGTGGTTTAAGCGCGATTGCAGGTGGTAACGTCACTGGTCAAGTAGCAAACGCATTAGTAGCAGGCACCGTATATACTGCTGCACAACCAAATATAACTTCAGTTGGTACATTAGTCAGCCTAGCAGTGACAGGCAATGTTACAGCAGCAAATTTTGTAGGCAATCTAGCCAACGGAAATTCAGATATATCAATTCCTGCAGCAAACGGTAACATCAATTTTGATGTAGGCGGCACTGCTAATGTATTAGTTGTAACAACTACAGGCGCAAATATTGCAGGTACTTTGAATGCTACAGGCAATGCAAACGTAGGTAATATCGGCGCGGCAACTGCCATAATCACTACCGGTAATATCACTACGATCAATAGCGGATTGTTACAGAACGGTAATAGTAATATTAGTATTACTGCTAACGGCAATATAAACATTTCTGCGACTGGTACGCCAAATGAATTAGTAATCACAAGCACAGGCGTAAATGTAGCAGGAACATTAAATGCGACAGGTAATGCTAATGTTGGCAATCTTGGTACTGCTCAAGTACTAGCAAGTGCTAACGTAACTGCCCCACAGTTAATATCAAACGTATCAACCGGCACTGCTCCATTAGTAGTTTCATCAACCACAGTGGTAGCAAATTTACGTGCTGCAACAAGCAACGTAGCAAATACTGTCAATGATGCAGCACAGCCAAATATTACATCATTAGGCACTCTAACATCTGTAGCAGTAACAGGTAATGGTACATTTGGTAATGTATACGCAAACAGCGGCACGATAGGTGCAAGTTTATTAACTGGCACATTGACAACTGCCGCACAGCCTAACGTAACAAGTCTTGGTACGCTAACAGGTCTCGGTGTAAATGGCAATATCACTGCTGCCAATATCACAGCAAATACAGGTGTATTCACAGGCAATGGTAGTGGTTTATCACAACTAGCAGGTGGCAATGTAACTGGTCAAGTAGGCAATGCTCTTGTTGCAAGTACAGTTTATACTAACGCTCAGCCAAATATTACAAGTGTTGGTACACTAAGTTCACTAGCAGTAACAGCAAACGTTGCGGCAGGTAACTTAACAACTACAGGTGTACTAAGTGTAACTGGTACAGGTGTAAGCAGTATTGCTGGTAATCTAGATATGACCAGCAACAATATTATTAACCTTGCAACTCCGGTAGCAAGTACTGACGCGGCAACTAAGCAATATGTTGATGATTTAGCAAGTACTGCTCTTGTATACCACGAAGGTGTAATAGCAGCCACAACTGGTACATTGGCTAGTGCTACTGGCGGAACAATCACTTATAACAACGGTACAGCAGGTGTTGGTGCAACATTGACAACTACTGGTACATTCAACTTGATTGATACAGCAAACGTTCAAACAGTTGGTACTCGTATATTAGTCAAGAACGAAGCAAACGCCGCGCATAACGGTGTCTATACTTACACAAGCACGACAGTTATCACCCGTGCAACTGATGCTGATTCATACGGTCCTGGTGCCGATGAATTGAGTCTCAACAATTACTTCTTTGTAAGCGGTGGTAGTGTCAACAAAGGTAGTGCATATGTTCTTGATGCTCCTACTGGAACAATCACATTCGGTACTTCTAATATTGAATTCGCTCAGTTCAGTAGTTCACAAGTTTATCTTGCAGGCACCGGCTTAACTCTTTCTAATCTAACATTTAGCGTAAATGCTTCACAGACACAAGTTACAGCATTGGGTACAGTAACAACTGGTACTTGGAACAGCCTAGTAGGTTCAAGCGCAACATTCGCAGCAGGCTTGTCAGGTGCAAATCTAGCATCAATTACTGGCGCTAACGTGACAGGTACAGTTCCAGCAGCAACAGTTGCAGGTACTGTAACAACAGCAGCACAACCTAATATTACTTCAGTTGGTACACTAACTGGCTTAGGTGTAAATGGCACAGTGACGGCAGTAGCATTTACTGCAAACACAGGTGTATTTACTGGTAATGGTTCTGCTCTAACTGCATTGAACGCAAGTAATATTTCAACTGGTACATTAGCACAAGCAAGATTAGCAAACGCAAGTGTAACTTTAGGAAACACTGCACTTACATTAGGAAGCACTGTTACTACAGTAGCAGGTTTAACTAGTGTAACTTCAACAACATTCGTTGGTGCATTGACAGGTGCGGCAACTACAGCAGGTACTGTAACAACTGCGGCTCAACCTAACATCACTAGCGTTGGCACACTAACATCATTGAGTGTAACAGGTAATGTTAGCGCAGGAAACGTAAGCGGTACTCTATTAACAGGTACACTAACTACTGCGGCTCAACCAAACGTAACAAGTTTAGGAACATTAACTGGACTT